TCTCTTCCGTGTCGAAATATGTCATCAGCTCTATTATCGATTTGAATTCGTGTCCAAACATAACTCTTTCTTTTTCTTATGTCTAAAGATACACTTTGTGTATGAGATAAACAATGTTTACTTGTTGAAATTTCCTGAAATAAATCTACTAAAATTGAAAATAATCTCAAAAATAGTTTTGGAATTATAGAAAATATCTATTAGTTTTGTAATAAATTAAAAACTGAGAAAGTTCGGAGCTTTCCCAGTAGACTTAGAATATAATTTTATCAAAATGGAAACAAACGAAAGAATTCCATTCGAACACCCTAAATTTAAAGCTTTTGAAGCGAGATATCAACAAATCTTTGAAAAACTTGCGAGAATGATGGCGGGAAAGGAATGGTTGGAGGGAAAAATCTAAAAGAGAGGCACCAAAACGCCTCTCTAATTTTTTATCGGTTTCCACGATATTGTATATTAATACCTAAAATAAACGGGCGAAAAGAAATAAATCCCGCCCGTTTACGTTGTAATTTTCAATTATCAGAAAGATATCACTCTCACTCTTTATATTCAAGAACCTCTCGGATAGGTGATTCCTTGACCATGATTATATCCCAGTCAAGAACGGATTCCTTCCACTCTCCCTGTATGATTGAAATAGCACCATCCGGGTTCTGACTCTCAACGAGATAGTAACGTTTGTAATTCTTCCTCTTCCCGCTATCGGTCTCCTCGGAATACGCGACAGTTACATTGAAGAATTTCATCTCATCACTACCGATATCATTTTCAATGACCTCGTTAACTTTCGAACGGGCGATAGAAATGACCTCGTAATCACTAGCGTACACCTTCGCATGTTCAATCATCCGGGCTTCCGCCTCCGTGAAGGACATCGAGTCAATGAGAAAAGTGCGGGTAACACACTTTTCTTTACCGATCTCATCCACCTTCAACGTCTTGATTTTAACTTCGTAATACATAATCCGGGTTATTTTTTAAGTTTCACACCCTCTTTTTTCTCTTCCTCCTTGACGTCAACACCGTATTTCTCGGCATCTTTTTTCGTTTCATCGACCTCCTCTTCGAGAGGTGTTTGACTCAATTGTTGTTCCAACACCGTGTTAATGATCGCATCCTTGAACTGGGCGAAATTGAACTGGGATTCAAGGATTGCCTTCTTCTCCGTTACAACTTGGTTAATGATCATGTTTTTAGCGAACTCGAATCCCAGGCCGATATAATTCGCGTTACCCTGTAATTCAGCTTTTAAGCGATCTAACTCTGCTTTTTTCATAATTCTCTTTGTTTTTATGTGTTAATTATTAAGTTCATCTTCGTGAACCTTTGAAATACTGTTCTCATCCTTTTCCATCGTTGAAGGTGGACGGTTGTTCTCATCGACGATACCCTGACCCTCGCATAAAGGGCATTCGTCATCGTTACCACCGCATCGCGGACATGTTTTATACATACCGTTCACTTCTCAGAAACGATTCCAGATCCCTGAGTGATTTCATAACCGCGTCAATCTTGGAAATGAATTTCTCAGTCAGTGCCATTCCTTCACTTTCTACCCCCGGCCGTGTTGAAATAAACTTTTCCTTGAACTCACCGAAAGAAAGTATCGTGTACCCCGGTTTAAGACAGTAGTCTGGATAAAAATTACCGTTTTGCAAATTGAAGAAAGGAATTTCCTCGAGAAATCTCGAATTTCTTATTTTCCGTCCCGTTACAGTTTGAAAATAATCTATACACGCGTCAACGTCGGATTGACTCTCACATTGAACACAAACAGTATCACCCTCATCCGCTTTCACGGTGCTCGTTATCACATCGATCATGGATAAAAAATCTTTCACATCCATGTTTAGAGGTCTGTCTTTCACATCCTCGCTTGTGAGAACCTTGGCGTCCTTCACCGAGAAGAAAAACGGGTATTGACCGTTACACGTATACTGCTTCTTAACCGGGTAACCGACTTTTTTAGCACCCAGAACCACGTTCTGCAAATCTTTGGGTTCACGTAGGATTATCACCCCGCCCTGATCCACGAATTCTTTTAAACTCATCTTTTTATTTATTCTATGTTAAAAACTAAAATATCATCTATACCTTTCAGTATCGTCTCTGCTTCCGCCTTGTTCTTCACAGGGACGAGAAAAGAAGTTCGTGAAGTTACGATTTTTATTTTATATCTCTCGCTTTCGTTTGAGATATGTGAGTATTCCACCAGGCTGTAAGAATTAATGGTCGAGATTCGAACTCTTGTATCACCAACCTTGATAAAATATGAATTACCTTTCATTTCACTTTATTTTATGGATTAAATTTACCATGATCACAACGATGTTTTCCGGTTCACGAAAAACCCCACACCCAGAAAGAAAAATGTCAATGCCAACCACCAAAACTCATAACGAGGTTCCTCGTAAAACATGGGTCTCACACATTGAAAACAGGCGTAAAATGACGCCAAGCTGAGAAAAATTTTTGTCTTCATAATTTTCAGTTCTTTATTTTGTTCATCTAAAGATACATAAACAAAGTGTATTCTCAAACTTTTTCATGAGAAATTATTCAAGAATTTCGTACCCGGCGAGCTTCAATGAAGTCACGGAGATGTACCATTCATTCTCGGAAGGTACGCGGATAACACCGTTTGCATCCTGGGTGGCGAGAAGTATCTTACCGTCAAAATCTCTCCTAAGCTGGTAATATCTCGTCTTCGATTCATTTTCTTCTTGACGGTCTACCCGAAATTCAGCCCTTAATTCATCTTCATTCAATGACGAGATATAACGAGTCAATTCATCAACCCTTGATTTAAGAACGGCATTCTCTGCCTCCAACTCCTCGCATCGATTTCGTAAACGGGAAAGTTCACCGTATTCCTTCAATGTCGCCATCTTTTCTCTCCTTTTCAATTATCTCAATAATCGCATCCTGTCGGTATTTCACATACAGTGATACCCATATTACAATAATTAACATACAGGCAGGGAACCAATCAATTAAACCTATAATCACGTTGGCTACCATCAAAATAATCACCATGGTCATCGGCTGAACCGTCTCATAGAAGCAGTTTCTTGATATATCACTTCTTTTCATATTCATTTTTCAACGTTAATCAATTAACTTAAACACGACATTCTTCCCGTCCTTTCGAAGCATCCCCTCGCAGTGACCGATATGTCTCATAACACGCACGCATTCCGAGTACGATTTATCTTTCATGAAACATTCCTTGCACCCATCTTTCTCAATACAAACTAAGTGAAGCCTTTTCCGTCCGAAAAGGAATTTCTCACCGATCTTTTTCTCAGGAACCATAAGTATTTCTATTTTTATCAGAGCATCCTATAATATATTATAGGATGCCGTGTTGGTGACCCATTTTAACTTTCAAATTCAACAAGGACTAGCCGATCCCGTGCAACTGATCCGTTATCGAACTTTTCGTGAATCCACATATGATTGTGACCGAAACCTATTTCGAAGTTATCCGATCTCAATGAACGACATCGTACCCGTTTTCTCACTTCTTCTTCAGTGAGTTGACCTGCGAGCGAATTCAGGATCGAGGCGTATTCCAATATCTTGTCATAATTCGATGTTTCAATTAGGCCGTTTTCAATTCGAATTTTCATAATCTCTTGTTTTTAAATTGTTATCTCATTATTTTCAACACTATAAAGATACACGATGTTTATCTATTTACCAAATGTTTTCACGGAAAAGTTCATGTAACATGAGAAAATTATTTCACGTAATCCTCCGGTCGGTATTCCTTACCGTTATACACCATCTTCCATCCACTTTGTTTCATACTACATCCGATAGGGTAGGGTTGAACGCCATGAGTGTCGACACTCATTTCCCTGGCGAAGGAAACAGTGAAAGGAAAAGCCTTTAAATTATTCTCAGCCAATATCTTAAATCCATGTTCAAGGATAGCACGAACCTCATCCCTGGTTTTCTCCTCACCCATAACCATGTACAACCTACCGGAATGAATGAAATTATGGCAATAATGGCACAGAGGAACGATATCTGTAACGGTTCCCACCCCGTTCTCATAATCGAATTCCCACATCTCATGGGCTTCCAACCTACCCGTTTCCGTCATGAAAGCGGGTCTCCCACACGCGATACAGCAATTTCCACTCGATTGATACGCCGCCTGTCGTTTCATGTTCCACCACGATTCACCGAAAACAACTCGGGGTGCCATTCCGTGTAAGGGAGTTGGAACGTTAGGCTGGCATAATATTTCAGGTTTCAGTTTCATAATTTACCAAGTTTATCATAGAATTTGCCGATAAAATCAAACGGATCCATCTCGCTCTCATCGCCCAGAATGATGTAGCTGAATGCGGGTATGATAAGGCTAAGTACAAACACAACGGGTGATAGAATAACTCCCAGAAATCTAAGAAAAATAACAAGACATCTCATATCATCTAAAATTAAAAAGGTAAATCTTCATTATCGGGAACGATCTCTTTCCTCATTTTATAGTTTTCAAACGTTTTAGCGAGGAGTTTATGATCCCGGTTAAGAATGTTAAACAGCTCGAATTCGGTCGACTCAACACAATCCCCGACAGGTAAAATACTGGGATTATCGTTGCCGAAATCCTTTCCCCTCTCATCCACGAAATAAGTCTTCGAGGGTCGGTGAAGATAATAACACATGTTTTTGGTTGAGGGACGGGTACCTATGTAGTGGAATGTATGACCGAAATCAAGGTACCTCTCGCCTTTCTGCCATAACTCACATACCTCATCAACAGAATCCTTCTTGCATTCACCCACGGAGACGTGATGCGTTTCCCTTTTCACCCAGTCCGCGTACACCTCGTCATTATCCATGTCATAGAAATAATACAATTTCAATTTCTTCTCCTCCTTGAGGGGGATATCCAACTCATACCCGTTCTGATTCTTGTAGGACGCGAGGTGATCGGCTACGTTGTTACCGAAAACAATTTCGTTATCCAAGTTATCCTGATGTCCTTTCACGTGAACGTACGTTTTCAGCACTTTTTCAGTTCTGTTCAGTTCCGCGAGGACCTTTTCCCAGAGATCCCGGTTTTTCACCGGCCCGGCGTAACCCATCCAATTGTTCTCCAACCATGAAGGCATGTATTCTAAGACGCTTTTCATGACGTATTCCGAATCCATGTAAAAGGTAGCGGAAGTCGGTTCGTTCTCCAAGTGTTGGAGAGCCATCAGGAACGCGTGAATCTCCGCCCTCCCTGTTTTCGTGTTCTCCCACCCTTTCGATAACATCAATTCCCGGCCGTCATCCCACACCATGTACACACCGCTACCACCCAGTTTATTATCCTTGAGGGTGGCAGAGCCATCCGTCCATATTTTAACGCTTTTCATCTCTTTCAAAATTTAGATTGCAATCCTCGCAATGATAATATTCCATGTATTTGATCTTCGACGTTCTATCACTCTTACATCTCGGACACCGAGGGTGACGTTTCCGAAAAACCTCGATCACGTAACAGTAGGCGATAACTAAGATCACCCATAATGTAAACGCGACTGTTATCACGATGTGAACTATTTTGGAGGGATCGACATCAACCATTTTGCCTTCCATCATTTAAAATTTTTAGGATCGACGAAATAAATATCTTTATCGTACGTGCAATCAGCGAGAAACCGGGCCTCATCACCTTTAACTTTTTCGAGAATCACAGTCGGACAGAGGGTGAGACCGGTTCCTCGACTTTCATGTGCCTCGTGAATGACGGCGATGACTCTGAAAAATTCAACCTCGCGAACGTAATCCCTGCCGTCCTCCGTTTGCTCGTTATTCCCCTCCTCGTCTTGGTAGAATTCGAGGGTGTCGCAGGAGATGATCTCGCCGACTCTCGGTACGAAGTTCACATACCTCTCATCCATCATCTCGCGCGAGATGATATTACCTTTATTATCCCGTTCTATCAGAACCGGGTAAATCTCTTGAAGAAAGCTTCCTGCCATTTTCTTTGTTTTTAAATTGTTATTCTTCATTGTTTCAACACCATAAAGATACACAATGTTTATCAATCCACCAACAAAAATCAGGAAAAAGTTCATGTAACATGTCATTTTATCATATCTTCATTTCTCATGATTCTGGTAAGTGCCATGTTTTCATGTTCACCCTCTTTTGGGTGAGACAAAACCCCGGTGGAAAATTTGACTCGCCCCTTCATAATCAACAAGTTAATTTTTCTCATGTTTTCGCGATAAATACGTTGTTCATCCCAAAATTTTAAACTTCGTTACCCATTACTGGTGTTACCCTGCGTGAAAGCCGATTTATATCAGTTCATGTACCGTGATTGAATTACCCGTTTTAACCAGGGATGATGTATTATATTATATATAATATAATACATCATTTTCATCCAAATAAAAATGAGAGGGCGGGGAAGCCCTCTCACTGTCAAAATTAGCGCTATGATAATCATACACGTCTCACGACGATACCAGTATGATAGACACTCTAAACATATCTATATAATAGAAAAGAAAATAATCAACTAACTATATTCTTTATGTGACCGATAATATCGTCAATATCAATCATCTCACTGACGTGTTCATGGTTCAATTCCGCCTTCAATCTAGCGAAGAATGCCTGACCCAGTTCATCATCATCCCCGAACATGAACCTACACGGTTTCGGTAGGTGTTTCATGTACACTAGAACCTCGCACTGGGTGTACCCGTTGAACCACCTTTTCTTCGTCGATGGGTTCATCTCAACCCCGTAAATATCTGATTTTCTGATCATTATCTTCTTCGTCATACCTTGTACCCGTTAAATTTCGTTAAAATACGTAATCGTTCATCCATTTGGCCCGTTCTGTGAACCCTCCTATTTCTCAACGGTTAATCCCACGCTCCTCATCTTATCCACCATCACACCTTCCACGGTTTCCCTCATGTTGAAGAGGGTTTCGAATTCCCATCCCTTACCCATCCGGGTAGCCCTGTCCATTCTCTCTTTCAGGTAATCCATGATAGCTTTCAGGTCACTGATTGATTTCGTTTGTAATTTCTCTTCCAGCTTCATAATTTTCTTCTTTTTCGTTCTTTCAATGTCTAAAGATATACAATGTTTATTTATTCTCCAAATTTTTCTCTGAGAAAATAACGTAAAATTTGATTTTTCTCGTTTTATCCTGTCTTTCCCTTCTTTCCACCGATATTCTGATAGAATTACTCGATCGTTGACTCTTCCCTTTTCAAAGACGAGATAAAACTACTTATCATCACTTTCCTCGCCGTCCTTTTTCTTTCCCTTCATCTTGTGATACCGTTGTCTTCGATACTCCCTCATCTTCGCGGTCTTCTCATCTTCCGGCCCCCTTTCAACCTTTCTCTGACGGTAAACCCTTTTCGTGATATCGTTCACAGAAGTTATCCCCTTTTTATCCGCGTCAATTTCTTCTTTCGAAGGACCCTTTTTCAGAAGTTCCAGTAGCTTGGATCTACCCTCTTCCACCTTTGATACTTCCCTCTCTTCCACGACGATAGCGTCCTCGATGGGTGATATTTCGTTGGATTGCGTCATCACCCTTCCCGCCAGTTCATCCCACGATGTGTTCCGGATTATGTCACCCGGCAGTTGGATATCCTTGCCGTCGAGGAAATTCGCGTTATATCCGTTATGATCCTTGTAGTAGGAAGATGCCAGTTGCCCTATGATCGTTGCCGGGTTGATTCCGGCCTTCGCCGCGACTAACCCTATCACTATCATGTTAATAGGGAGTTTCTGGAGGGCCTCCGCCACGTTATCCTGACCGTGAATCATGGCGTTTATATCGATCTTCCCGTCGACCGTCAAAAATAGCTGTTCACCCTTACACTCTTTCCGTGCCTGTTCCAGAACTTTTCGTATCTCCGTTGAATACGAGATCTTCTCCTCTTGGCTGAACTTCATCCTCCATGTGAGAAGTAACTCGTTGAGGACCTGTAATCTACCCGTTTCCGTCGCTATGAAGAAATCCTTCTTTGAATCTATGAATTTCAACTTTCTCCTCTCTATCGTTTCCCGGTTATCTTGGTAGAATACTTTCAGCAAAGTCGGTGACACCGAATACCCCTTCTTCACTTTCAGGACGTTAATGATATCATTAACGGTATAGAACTGGGCGAACAAATCGATGATTTCATCCGCGTGTTCCACGATTGCCGGGCTGTATTTCGTTCCGAACAGACCTTTGATCTTACCTTTATGGGCGCTCATCCTTCGTATGATAGGAAGGGCGTAAGTGTTCCTATGTTGTACTGCCGCCTCCGCCTGCTCATCCGTTCCACCCTGTTTCTTGACGGATAATCTTACGTTCACTGTGTTAGTGTCGACCGAGCACTCCACACCCTGCCGGTTCGTGAAATGAAAGTACCGTTCCGGGAACGTTTCCCAGTACCGTTTCAGAAGTTCATATTCGATGTAATGTTCTTGGATTTCGTCCTTCTGACCTTTTATGTAATCAGGGAGGTTCTCCCTAATCGTCTCTCTTAATTCTTGTATCTCCATATGATGGTTATTCTGATTTAATAAGTAAAGATACACTTTTTACACTAACTCCCCCAATAATCCGTCGAATTTTCACGAATCCTCCTCGCTGTTATCGCACACTTCGCCCACCCTTTCAAAGAATACACGCTCCAATCACAATTGTTGACCATCTCATCAACGAGACTGGCAAAATAATTGTAAGCTATTGATTTGGCTTTTCTCTTATTCATCGTTAAATGTATTTATGAAATCACAAATCAACTTTTTCTTCTCCTTGGTAAGATTTATTGGCCCCCTGAACGAGATTACCAGAAAGCCTAGATCATCAATGTTCGACCAATCCACGGTACTATCAAACATGTCATCCAAGAACTCTTCAAGATCAGAGAAAGGGAACCACTCGTCATACTTGTCTGTTATTTTCTCCACGTGAATACTATAACCAGAAAATTCACATATATCGTCTGGTGTTAAACGGGGAAACTTGATCCTTTTCTCATGATTCTTCATAATGTATATTTTCTAGTCTTTATCCGTGCCATGATTCAAATTATTTTAACGTTCGATAAAACCTTTAGGAAAATGTTCTTCATCATCCGCCCCTGAATCTGTAATACACCCGTTAAGGCTGTAATAAGGGATAGCTTCCCCGTAAGAGTGTTCATGTAAAGGGACCGCATGATCCAAAGATTTTGAACGGTAAGCGTGTATCGAATCTTGTTTCGCAAGAAATGATAGTCCCAATTTACGTGCCTTCTTAAACGCTTTCTCGATATCTTTACAAGCAGCGATTTGCTTGTCTGTTAATTCGTGTTTGTCAATAGTATTCTTCATTTGTTTTCTACTTAATTATTTTATTGACCAATTTCTTCAAACTGTCGTAATGCTTTTTAGCCAATTCAACAGCTTCTTTGGAAGCGTCCCCGGACATGATTAAATTATCTATTTCATTCATCCCGTAGCGTATAGCCTCGTACTCGGGATACGTAATGGTTACTTTGCGAGGCTTTGGATTTTCTGTATTTGTATTTTTGCTCATACTGTTATTTTAATGATCTGATATAGGTAATTTTATTAATGCAATCAGCACACGTTACATCTCGGATAGAGCCGCAAAACCCTTCATCAACCCTTTCAGCTCCTTCATATTCCATTGTAGAATCGGGTATAGCGTTACCGCAGAGTGTATATTCACCACCTTTTGTCACGGAGTCAACCAAGCAAACGACTTGCACAATTTCTCCTTGTTTATCATATCTCATTTTTTGAAGAGATGCAGGTATTTTCTTCATATTGTTTCACTTGGTTAAACGGTCATCCAGAATATCCAAATAACACTGCATGTGATGTAATTGTTCACGTAGAAGGTATTCCTGTTTACCACTAACGTGATTGAACGTTTTAGAGTTGATGAAATCCCTTAACTTGATCACCTTAACTAGCAATTCATCCCGTTCGATGATCAACCTATCCTTCCAAGTTTCAACACACCGGAATTCATCTTCGAAATCCTCCTTCGGCATCCATTTCACGAAACCCGGTCCTTTAATTCGGTAACCCGGTTCGTCCTTGTCGCGAGGTACACCGTCTGAGTTCAGGATTTCATAACCGATTTTCTTGGAATATTCACCAGCAGTCATCTCCGTTGCCAGTGCCTCGATTTTTGATTCGTATTTTTTCATATCACTCAATCATTAGATAATCCTTAACTAATTGTTCATTATTCTTCAAGAATTCATCTCTTTGTTCCGCAGTGTGAAAAGCTAGGAATTCATAATTAGAATAAGCTTCACACCTCCCAACATAGCTCATCTTTCTAAAAATAATATATTTTCTGATAGAACTATCCTTCCATTCATCATTTGTGATCTTTCCCCCGTAATATGGAATTAATTGAGAGATCTGAGCCATTGCCAACGCTGATTTTGCGTGTTTTTCGGTAAGGAATACATTTCTATTGTTATTAGATGTAGGTATGCAAGAATCTTCAAAAAATTCTGATCCTGCCCCAATAAATACACCCGAAATATTCCCTAGATCTTCCCATGTTGGGAATTTGCTTTTCTTCTTTCTCAGCACGATATTACCGTTATCCAAACACTCATCAACTTCGTATTCATTCAGATTAATATCTTTAACGTCCATTTTTCATGATTTTACGTTGTTTCCTACTTATTTTCTTCTTACCCCTATAAGGTTTAACCATTTTCCCGGCTCTTATCTCACCACTTTGATTATCCTTGTAATTAACGTTGGCATCATTAAACACAGGTTTCGTGATATCGAAAGGATTCCTTTGGGCTTCACAGGCTGTCATCAGCATGAATACACCCAGCGATCTTAATAAATTAGACATGATTATATTTCTTTTTAAGAACGGCCGATCTCCTTGATTTACCCAACTCACCGAAATAGAAAGACTCTAATTTCTGGTATTCCAACCATCTAGCTTTTCTTTCTTGTTTCCTCCTTTCACGACGTCTTTCTCTCCCACTTCTAAAATCATTGGGTACCAAACCCTGCTCATCCTTACAAGTTTCTTTGTTTTCCATCTTTCGTAAAATTTGTTTTTGAATACATTCCAGATATAACGCTCTTTAGCTCCCGATATGATCTTTCCTTCAATCTTTCCTCTAATTCACGCCGGCTACCTTTTACACATAGATTCAATATACGGGTAGCTTCCTCAAGTAAAGAACGAGTGAATAGCCACGTTCTGATTAAATGATCCTTCATACCACCCCTCGACTTCACTGGTGAACATTTATCAGAACTAACACTTAACACATGGATCTCTGTTGGATCTTTAACCAACGGAATCACGAAATGTGAATAATCAATTTTCGGTAACTGCCTCATAACTTTTAAATTTTGAAATTATTTCGTTTTTTCTTTCGGCGTTCGTTTTCATATCTTCTTATTTTTAGTTTGTTAACTCATTATTTTCAACACCATAAAGATACACAATGTTTATCTATTCTCCAAATGTTTTCACGGAAAAGTTCATGTAAAAAGATAAAAAAGAGGAGGAAAATTCCTCCTCGGTATTAAATTAAAAAATACAAAATATATGAAAGTCAAAAAATCATTTCAATTCACAGGAACCCCCCGAACACGCTTGCGCGATGGTCGATCCCGCGTCAACCCATTCTTCGTCCCAGTCCGTTATCGAGGACCAATCGATATGTTTCATATCCTTCAACTTCTGCCAACGATGAAATAATGAAACATGTTTCAAGCAGAACTCGGTCTTGGTGAGATCCCCTCCCAGGTATTTCCCGGCGAATTTCTTGAACCTGCGAACCCAATCAATTTTCTTATCCACGAGGGATCGTAGGTGAGAGGATATCGCGTTAACATCACTAATCATCACTCCGTTCACTTCGACAAGTAACTTCCCATTCTTTAGATGGGAAAGAATGAAATCGGTTATATCCTGATCCGTGAGGGTTAGATGATGAGGGTTCCTGCCCATCGCGACATCACAGGCCAGCCAGAGATCATCGTTAAACACGGCCAACCCGTCAACGATCAAACCACCAGCAAGTATCGCACCCGCACCATATCTTTCAGCCAACTCTTTTTCATCCAAAACACTGGTATAAGGAGCTTGCGGGTATAAAAGGTCACCCCCTTTAGGAAGGAAACTTATACCTGAAAACACATTCCTGTTATTCCACACGTATTCCTTCACATCATCCCATTCATCATCCTTAACCATGCAAGTGTTGGATACGTTCATCCTCATCCTCGCGAATTTCGGGTACTCCTTGTAAAACGGATGGTCAAAATTCGTTCCGTTCTCAATCCAATGTGCTTTCGTCATCCTAACCATTTCGAGGAAATCGATCGCGGACGAATACTCAGACGTTAACACGTTATCATCGAGTTCAACGGGAAATGAAATGACACTTTCGACTTCCTTGTCATACACTGACGGTTTAACCATCATCGGATTGATCTCTTTGACATATCTCAACGCCTGTTCGGTATTGGCGGCTTGAATATTTCGGATGAATCTTTTAAACGGAAATTTATGTATTCCTGAGCTTGTACAACCGAGTAGTTGGCTTGAATTCCCTGACGGTTTAACCACCGTGCATCGTGCGGCCGGGTTGATACCGATTATACGGGACATTTTGACATTCGTTTTTTGAACCAATCTCGCACCTTCGTCTTGAATTTCGGGATTGAAAAGAATTTCGGGGTTCTCACACATACCCGTTATACCGACCCCTATAAGGGCATCTCTTTCCGCGATCAGCCGGGATGCCTTGGTTAAAACCTTAAATGATGTGTATGATGCCTGAATCGTTCCCAGCACGGAAGCTCCCCGGCATGCGTCAAAAAATTCCTCCTTCGTTTTTATCTTTGATCCGTTAATCTCGGTTAGGTTACAGAAAAACCACCCGTACTGGATCTCACCATTGATTTCTATTTGTGGGTAACCGGATACTTCCACACATGGATTATACACAATATCCGGGTGAAATGAAAAGATGATCCCCGGTTCACCGAATTGCTTAATTGATGAGAAGATGTTCTCATAAACCTCTTTCGGGGTTGAGGGTAATATGATGGCACTGTTATTCGCCCTTGCAAGTTCCGGGAATTCACTGAACCAACCACCTGTTTTACAGGTTAACATTTCCCTGTCGTCGGCATCAAACTGGCAGAGCAGGGCAGACCGGCGGATACCCCCCGAAATGACAGCATCGGCGATCAAACAGGCTAGTCTGTGAACCTCGAACGGTGTCGCCTTTCTCCCCCTTATCTTTCCGAGAACCTTACCCATCTTACTTAGACATTTCATTAACGGTTCCGGACCGGGCGCTCTAAATCCACCGGTAATAAACGCACCCTTCGGCCTCACTCTCGATGAATCGAAAACTACTTCCGGTAGTCCGAAATAATGTGATTCGATTAACGCGTTAACAGCATGGGACCATCCCTCGATCGAATCATCTATCACATAAGTGGTTTGTTTTGACATATCAACGCCCTTCATTTTAGGGAGTTGATTGACGTGAACTTTTTGAACGGAATACCCCGTTCCGCTACCGCACAACAGGAGATACATCAATTCTTGAAAAAATGAAATTCTGTTCGCGTATGAACCGGCACAGTTATAATTTCGAGCGTGGTGTTTCAATAGTGTGTTACCACCGTATTGAAGCGCTCGTTGCGCGCCAAGAATAACTTGATTCCTGTAAAGTTTCTCAGCGAAACTCATTTCTTTTGATAAATCATCAAGAGATGAATCCGAAATGGTCATATCATCTGCCAAATGCCTCCAATGCATTTCCATCACGCGATCGATACTCTGATCCCACGTTTCCTTCTTCCCGTTCACCGTTCTGGCGTACTTGCTGACAAAGATGTAGTCTCCGATCTCTTTTCTACTGTTTACAATATTCTCCATATATCAAATGTTAAAAACTATATCTCATTCTCGTCACGAGGTACGACACGACAGATCGGTAGGTTACCCGATTGAACTATTAAATTGATATAATCGAGTGATTTAACCCGCCCGCCCTTGCGTGCCAGTTCTCGCAAAACAGAATTAAAGATACCATTTTCTAACACGATAACCAAGGGTTTTGGCTTCCTATTTTTATCCAATTCGCATGCCCTTCTCTCATAAATCATATGATTTTGAAGTTTCTTTAAATCAGGTAAATAAGGTTCCAAGACAGGTATTTTATTGGCACAAACCAATGTTATCGCGTGTTTAACACCCGTCTCAATGTACAATTTCGGTTTTTTCATTTTTCTCTTTATATGGTAAAAAAATTAATGTATTCTTCGCCCGTGTAACCGCTACAAATTGGAGACATCTTTCTCCGTAAAGTGCGAGTTCGGTTGTGGCGTATTTACTCGGGATCAATTCATGAAAGCCCAAAATAAATACCCTGTCAGCCTCTAACCCCTTGCTCTTATGAATCGTTGACAGGAGAATCTTATCCTTCGATTCATCACCGAAAATATCGGTTAAGACTTTTTTGACCTCCTGAAAAGACCCGTATCTTCTATTAAGAAGTAATAATATCTGAACCTTTTCAAGAAGAACAACATAAGATTCATTCACCGAAAAGTTTTTGATACCCCGTTCAATGAGTTCATCTTTCTTTTCCCGCAACAATTCCAAAAGACCTCTCTCTGATTCGACACGATTTAAAAGCAAAAGGATGCTCTCACCGTAATCTTTTCCGAGTATCACTGATTTCTTCCCCTCACCCAGTAATTTGATGAAAGTTTCAACCAAGGGAAGATTATTCCTGCATATTATATAATCGCCGTTACGAACTTCGTCCAACGACCCCTCTCTCACCTCACCTTCGTTAGCATCATCCTTCGCTTCTATATCCGGCGAATATTTCCGGGCAACATCGACTATACGTTTGGCACATCTATACGTTAAATTCAAGGGTAATGAGATTGTGTTCGGTCTCATTTCAAACGCTTTGAATGAATCAACTGAACAACCTTGAAACCCATAAATCGCCTGCATTTCGTCGCCTACAGTGATTAACCGCCCGTTTTCTTTGAGCATTCTCAATATCAACTCTCTCTGCAAGACATTCAGATCTTGCGCCTCGTCACAGAAAATAACATCGTATTTCGGGTATAATTCCGCGGGAACATACTTGTACGCTAGGTATAGTTGGTCCGTGAAGTCAATATCTAACTTATTAACCCTTAAATGATTCGTTTCCTCGTCAATCGCTTCAATGAATTTTCTCATATCCTTGTAATAGGAGGGGTCAAAGTCAACATCCCATCTCGCACAAACACTTTCCAACGTCTCGAAATCATCAATATCTATCAGATTCATTCTCATGAATTGGTAGATCCTCGATATGTTCATAATCCTAGAATTCTCATATTTTGGATCGATACTCCATGTGGGTGAAAGATATTTTTTGCAAATCGAATAATCCCTCCATTTTGAAAGTTTAAACGTACACTTTTTGTTTTTCAATAACGTCGAATACGCTTTACTGTGTATCGTTTTAACCTCGGCCCTTCCCAAGCATTTTCTCTCTAATTCTTCAACAATACTCCTATTGAATGCCAAAAACAAGCAATCCTTGTAGGAGGGCGTGATATTTAGGAGGTGAAGGAGTAATGAAGTCTTACCTGCACCCGCACTTGCATTAACAAAAATATTTTTATTCGATCGTAAGTACTCATCTGCGATCGCCTGTTTATATTTATCAAGTTTCATAATATTATTTAATGTATACTTTTTTAATACAGTATTCAGGTTCCCAGTTTGCCTCGTCTAGCAACTTGGATATCTCTTCCTCCGCTGCCTCGTAGGTTTCATAATCATACCCAACCTTACACATTACCATGTAATTGGTGTATCTATCTATTTCGATACCCAGATCGAAAGCGCTTTTTAGTTCATAAATTCGAAAAACTGTTCTCATGTCCTCTTACCTTTAGTTCTTTTATTATTTCAACACTCTAAAGATACACAAAGTGTATCAAATTATCAACAAAAACAGAGATTATTTCCCCGAATCTTTCAATCTTTTCATCACCATGAAATTAATATCCATCTCACTGACATCAACGTCAACCCCCTTATTTATGGCATCCGTGACTTTTTTCTTACCTTCAACTAATTCCGCCATGTACGTGTCGATGGTATCTGGGCAGAGAAGGTAAAACACGTTTATGTTATTTTTCTGCCCCATTCTCTCCAATCGGGAATTTGTCTGATCCAATGTTGTGAACTTATCGGGCAATTCTATATACACGAGGTTACTGCAGCAATCCTGTAATCCATCGACACCAGTTCCCACCGCGTCTATATTCGCGAATAAAAACTGTTCGCAACTCGTTCTGTAAGTTTGAACAGTGTCAAATTTATCTTTCGCAGTCATACCACCCTGAATAATCGGACTTCGATACTTCTCGGCAAGTTTTTTCAAAGGCTCCCTCCTAACACCGAATATCAATAGCTTTTCTTCCGAAATCTCTTTCCACTCATTAAGAAACACTTCTATATCCTTCATCTTTCCCTTCAAAGACAATTCTTTCAACGTGCTTAACTTCACAAGATGAGGTGCATTCTCCGCCTTCTCGGCGCGTTCAATATCAATTTTACTCAGATAATCGATCAGGCCGCTCTCCGCCTTTTTATACTCTTTCATATTACTGATATGAACTGGAATGACATTCTCAATCAACGGAGGTAGCTCTGTAAGAACATCTCTCTTCTCTTTTCTAAAATAACATGAATTCGATATGATTTTATTTAATTCCAACGTGTTGCTCGCACAAGAGATATCCCAGCCGTAGGATTGACCCCTCACACACCTTTTCTTCCCATTGCAATATCTATAAACAAAAGAAGTCCAATCATTAAACAGTTCCTTGAACCACCCCGTTAATTCGAGTATATTAATCAATTCTGCGGGTCTGTTCATAACCAACGTACCCGTTAGGGGGTAAATGAACTGTGATTTCTTCGCCACTTTCCTAACCCATTCACTTCGGAGGCTCTTTTTGTTTTTACACATATGCGCTTCATCCAAGAACATTGATTCCCACTCCATTTCCAATAATTCGGGGAATCTAATTTGAATACCATTTTCCTTATCCTTCTTATACAATATGTCATAATTTAGAACGTAAACATCTTGGTGAGGTTTCCATTTGTCCTTGCTTTCAAGTACTTGAACTTTTCTCTTTCTCATATCAACCCATTTCTGCCACTCAGCCTTCCACCCATACTTTACCGACGCGGGAGTTACGACGAGACATGGAAATAATTGAAGTGCTTCAACTAAAACGATTGACACACCCGTTTTTCCCAATCCCGGTGAACACCCGTTTATAGCGTTAGGGTGATTTGCAAGGTAATGAATACATTCAATCTGATAATCACGTAAATTTCTTTTCAGATGGAGATCATTTATCAATTCCTTTATATTTTCCAACGAAATAATCTCCTCGTATTCTGGGAGAGTGAGATTATCCAATGAAGGTTGAGGTCTCTTGTTTACAAAATCATTCTGTTCAAGGAATCGTTCTATCAGTTTACCCTTATCCAACGAGATCTCACGGTACCATTCCTTCGTTTGGGGATTATAGAAGAAACCACCGATTTGCTTGAGCATGGATACAAGTGATGGGTCATATTTGAAACCCACATAGATATATGTCTTCTCCAAATAAAAATACCGCATAACTACCCGTTAATTTTCGACAAAATACCCTCCCTGTCATCGATCGATAAAATATCAACACCGAGTTCCTTCGCTTTATTAATCTTTGAGGAATTCCCGTTCACATCCTTGACGATCAGAATATCCGTGTTTTTACTAACCCCCGATACTATTTTATGACCCCTCCCCTCTAATTCACTTTCAAGCGATTTATCTCTCACACCGGAAAAACATATTGAGTAAGATTTACCCTGGCACGCAGTTCTCTTTTTTCGAATATACGTTTTAAATTTATCCAAGGGTATCATGTCCTTGTCTAGTTCAATCATGCTTGATAGAAATTTTGATGCCACAATGGCACCGATCCCTTTGATTTCCCGTAGACGGTTTTCAAGGTCGAACCAGCGATGTTCCGGGGAAGGCATCTTCCTCCATATCTCATCAAACTCAACATCATCAATGTTATCGAAAATTAACTGGCATGTTTTCTCACCGAACGCGCCACCGAAAACGTTACACGCGGTTAAAAGTCTCGCGAGGGGTATCTCAGTGAACATTCCAATCCTCTCTATCTGTAAAAAGATCTTATCATAATTCGCCACGCCAAGTCCCTCTATCTTAGTCCAAGCCTCTTTTGACATTGATAATATGTCCCTGATCGTTTTATAACCGTTTTCGTATAATTTCTTAACCGTTGGTTCACCTATCTCCTCGATACCCATCGTGACAAAGAAAAACAGGTTTCTCGCGATGATCTTTTCCTTGCAATCACGGTTAACACAAACAAGTTCGACGAGGTTCTTATCCCAGCGTAACGGTCTCCCGCAACTCGGACATATAATCATATCATCACGCATCTTTTCATAATCCGGTGCGTTATACATTACTGTCCTATCGTGTTTCGGTATGACATCGCCGGATCTCCTAACCTTGATGTTCGCTCCCTCACAAATACAATTATCCACGATATACGCCGCGTTATGTCCTGTAACATTTGTCACAGTCGCACCGGCCAGCTCAACGGGTTCTATGTTAATCACCGGTTTTGAGAGACCGTCCTTGCTGATCTTCCACGTGATACCTGTTACCTTCGTTAGCTTACTATCATTCCATTCAGGAAATTTCACTGCCACGGCATATCGTGGGTTTCCATTTGGCAATCTTCCCAACTCCTTTCTAAGATCGACGGAACTAATCTCCATGACGATACCGTCAATGTTATAAACATCGCCCCACTCGTCGTATAGCTGCTGGAAGATATCGGGATTATCCAATATTTCATGAACAGTGGTAACCTCGTACTTGATATCACTGAGTTGTTTCAGTTCGGCCATCTGGATCGATTTATCGAGATCAAGATCACAACCGTAAATAACGTAGTCAATTTTTGTCATAATATCAGCTCGCCATTTATCACCGTTAAACTGACCGGCAACCATGTTTCGAGCCGTTTTGTACTCGCCACTTTCAAGATACGGTTTGAATTCATCCTTTCTCATGATAGCCTCTCCCCAACAGTAATGCGCGCCAATCTCTCTCAAATGGATCATACCACGGCGCCTGTACCATAAAAGTTTGAACCTTTCCGAACTCTCCTGACCTTCATCACCATCACCTCTTGTCCAAGCCTTCCCGTAAAGATCCGTCTCCGTGAGGAGGGAAATGCCGTCATATTTAGGTGTCAAAACCAATTTTGTTTCCCGGGGGAACGTTTTTAACCACTTTAACCACGAGATAACCTCATCCATCGTTTTAACTTTTTCCAAGCTAAACATCGGTAGAGGGAGTTTACTCACTCGATCCTTACCTTTTACCGACTCGATAACGCTTCTCCTCAACAGCATATGGTCGGGTTCTATCTCCCGTAAGTCGTCGATCAATGAATCGTACTCCGCGTCCGTCATAATGGGAGACCCCTTTCTGTATAAATTATTCGCGTTCAGTATTTTTTCAACTAAAATCTCAACATCAGTTCTCATAATCAGTTTTTCTATATTGTTTCAACACTTCTTGGAATTCATTCGTTTTATCATACCCGCACCCCTCCATCTCCGGGCAAAAACCTCTGTATACACAGGACGGTACGCACTTATCCGCCATCACAGGATCTATCTCCCTCACCGCGTCTATAACCTGACGCCACGCCCTTCTCGTTTCTTTCGATGCCTTCATGCAGAGACGAACCTTCGATATATTTATTAACGCTTGTGCGTTAGCAGTCATATCCATGTCATTCAGTGAACCTTGTTCGAGTTTATCCCGGGGTACAATCAAATTCCTCCGATCCTCTCTCTGGGAATGAATAAATTTCTCACATCCCTCATGATGTCTCACTAGATGAACAGTGATCCATTGTTTTATATCCTGCCACGTCCATTCGAATTCAACCAACCGAATCGGGCTATGCTCTGCCAGTAGCATTTTCGCTTCCCATGATTTTGAAGGCTCCCTGTCTAAAGGTCGTTTGCCAACCGTTCTTCTCGCTGCATTAAGAGCCCTCCCCCATGAGGTAACCCTTTCCATTCTAATTATTTTACTCACAATCGTATTTATTGAATCTTGTTCTTATCTTTCAACACCATAAAGATACACAATGTTTATCTATTCTCCAACAAAAATCAGGAAAAAGTTCATGTAAAAAGAGGAGGAAAATTCCTCCTCACATGGTCACTCAACATTTAAGACCCAAATATAATTATCGTGCCCAAACTTCATTGTCACCCGTTTCACCCCCTGCGTTTGTTCCAACAAGGATTTTCCACTTGGTGAATAAAACGCTTGGTGAGATAAATACTGTGTGATATCTTTCCCGGTCAACTCATTGTAGCTTTGACCGATACCTTTTGTTGAAAAACTGTCAACGATCCAGAAACTCAACTCCCCGAAATTCTCAAGGACCATGAGCTGAACTCCTTGATGTTTGACAACACCCAAACAAATTTCCCAGACATTACTTGTTAATAACTCCGCCATATTAATCCAAATTTGTACCGAGAATCTTCTTTTCATAGAATCGCTTCATCTCAGCATCGTGTTTTCGAACTTTTTTATTTCTCTCCATTATCCATCTCTTCTTATCATCATTGGAGAGTGAATCAAACCGTGCAAGATTAAACCCCGCACCCCCTTCATTTTTCACATTCACCATCTCAACCTCTTGGTTACAATGATCGCAAACAAGACGCTCCTTTGGTGTGAGATGTCCATCCCGAATCACGTAACTAACCGAATTAAAATGAATTTCTTCATTGTACTTGTCGCATTTCTCATTTCGACAATAAAATTTCGTCGCCATATCAAAAGTTTTTACGTTTTAAGTACATCGCGATGAGCAAGCTATCACATTTATTATCATCCATCTTCGTTGATCTTTCAGTCCTTCTAAGATCAACGGTGGGGAATAACTTCTTGCAGGCTTTGATAGAGGTTGCCTTCGTATCAGTTACCTCGGTCTTCCCGGACGATGATTTCTTCTTAATCAAACCCACGCCTTCCCACATAACCTTCTGCCATTCCTTCGGTTGTGGATTAACAATGGTGACACCTTTTGCCGCGACGAGACCGTTCAACACCCCGGTTATATAACCGAAGTTAAACGTACTACCCGCTGACGCACCGAATAACGCATGAACCGATTCGATGCCAACAACAATATCCATGCCCTCAAACCGAGTGAATATACCTTCAATAACACCTCTAACATGCCACAAATCGAATTCCGCTTTCGGATCTTTTTGAATCGGTATGAATTCGATCTCTTCATACGGTGCTAGGATACATATAAAACCCGCTTTTCCGGGATCAATTCCAATATAAACCTTCTCTTTCATTATTCTATCCTACTTATGTCGTTTTCCTTGATAACCTTCAAAACCTTACTTCCAACCGCTTGGTTCACAACGTGAGTCGTTATCATCATGGGAAATGAAAATTGATTCAATGATTTCACGAGGGATTTTAAACCCAACGCATCGATTCCTTCCGCTATCTCATCCGTGAACAAAAAATTCAAACCGTTATGTTTGCTTGAATGATTGATCATTTTCTGTTGTGCAAGTATCATCGCGTATTCCAATCTACCTCTCTCACCCCCTGAAAAAGAATTGAACGGCAGGGCCTCATCCCTTATGATTGTCGGTGTGATCTCCTCTTTGATTGTACCATCAGCTTTTCTTTTGAAACCGTCAATACTAACCCGTAAATCGGACCCCATATCTTTCAACATCTCATTACAATTATATTGCATCTCCTTGATGCTGATATTCGCAAGGTACATTCTGAATTCCTTGTATTGAATGAGCCAAACCCTCATATTTTCAATCTCTGACTCAACCGCCTTTAAAAGGTCGTTGATATCTTTTAGAGTTACCTGGGCCTCGTATAAATCTGTCCTTCTTCTCGTTATTTCCTCCTCCCACGAATCACCCGGATCCTTCTCACCCATTTTTTTAATACATTCCTCCCATTTCGTTATCTCGTTCTTACTATCGAGTATACTTTTTTCCTCCAATTTAATACGTCTATTATTGTTTTCAATCATCGATTGATTTTTATCGATGTCTTCTTCAATTTGGATAATATTTTTCCTTAAAGACGATAATTCACGGGAAAAAGATATCTCAATCTCCCTCTCCGATTTTAATGAGTTCGTTGATTCGCGGCTTTCGTCCTCCAATCGCGATAAATCGTTCCTTAACGATTGGATGGATTTTCCAATCTCTTTTTTCAATGAAAGAATTTCCACCTTCTTCGATTCCTCTTCGTCAACATCCGAATCCTCATCAACGAGGAATCTATGGCCGCACTTGGGGCAGGTAATAATACCCGCGAGTTTCTTGTTTATCTCACCAAGTGCCATTTCAATTTCACGTTCAGTGTCAACCGCGTCCTTTACCGCCGAATTCAATTCAATCTCCCTCTCGCGATAACCCTTCAAACCCGCTTCGATATCACTAATTTTTTTGTTTATCAATGAATGTTCATCAACTTTTCGTGAGAGCGAGTCCGTGTATTCCTTTAATTTCTTATTAACGGATACCAGCTCCCTCTTAATATTCTCGTTTTCAGTCGAAAGATGGTTGATCGTATTTTTACTCGATTCGATTGAATTTTCATAATTATCTATCTCATCCCTGTACTTTGATATCGCCTCCTCTTTCGCTTTCTCAAACTTCTCAAGGGAACATTCATTAATCCGTTCCTCGAAAACCGAAATTTTTCCTTGAATAAATGATTTTTTTTCAAGAATACTTGACCTTTCATGTTCTTTCGTTGATATCCCAACTTTGATATCATTATCAATATCATCAAGAAAGCTTACGTTACTAAACCGGGCCATCAATTGAAGTTTCTGTGAATTTGATGATGAGAAGAAAGATGCGAAACGCTCCTTGTTCACTATATAATAATTACTCAGATCCTCCTTTGTGATACCGATCCATTCGATAATTCGATTATTCCCATCGTTCACCGTCGCGAATTGAATGGGTTCATCATTGATATAGAGTTCAAGCTTGTTCCCCTTTCTCGTCAAAACCCTTTTGATATGGAGAACTTGATCCCTTACCGGGCAATAAATCCATGATTCGATAACCGATTCCTTCTGGCCCCTTCTAATTAAATCGATGTCTCGGACATTCTTTCTAGAAGTGTAATCCAACCAACACTTCTCTATCGCGGACTGAATAGCGGTCTTCCCACTTCCATTACTCTCCTGACCCTCATCGGATCTATTCTCACCAACCAGAAGTACCGGACCTTCCTCGAAATCATATTCAAGTTCCTTGAACGAAAGAAAATTCGTTAACTTTAATTTTATCGGTTGCATGTTAATCTAATTTTATCTGTTTGCGTATTTCCTCCAATAATTCCGGGTTATCGGATAGCACGGTTTTGACATTCACCTCGCCTTGACCCAGACTCGTTCCATTATAGGAGAACCAACTTCCGTTCTTCTTGATAATACCCTGCTCGATCGATAAATCTAATATTTCTTGCATGATATCGATTCCCTTACCGAAAGCGATTGAAATCTCCGCCTGCTTAAACGGTGGTGCTATTTTGTTTTTCTTAACGGTGACCTTACTCCGGATAGCCGTGACATCATCACCCTCTTTTTTATTACCCATCCTGCAAATCTCAATACGCTGGGATGCGTAAAATTTCATCGCATTTCCTCCGGGCGTTGTGTTCGCCGCACCCATAAATCCGATATTACTTCGATATTGATTTATGAATATAACCAACGTCTTATTCTTCTTTGCCTTCTGAGCTATAAGGGGTAACTCAGCACTCATTAACCGGGCAACTAATGCGATTACCGCGTCACCGACCTCTCCATCTATCCTCGCTTTGGGTACCAGCGCGGCGATAGAGTCAAGGATGATTATACCGATATCCGGACAATCTAACATCCTCCTCATGATGGAAAGGGCCATCTCCGCTGAGTCTGCCTGACTTAACACAAACTTTTCCGGGCTCAAATCAACCCCGAGTGCCCTCATATAATCAGGATCCATCGCCTGTTCGGTATCGATGTAACCTGCCGAGCGACCCATATCCTGTACTTCCCTGCACGCGTGAATGGCCAGACTGGTCTTACCGCTACTTTCATGTCCGAATATTTCAACCAGCCTACCCAGTCCGTACCCCCCACCTAGCGCTCTATCTAGGATCAATGAACCAGATGACACTCTCTCAACATCTATATAACTACCACATATTGCTTCCTTGCCGAATTCTTTCTCAATTCCGGCAATCATACTTTTTAAATCCATCACTCAACGTATTTTTTCAGGAAATTATATCCCGCGTTAAAATCATATTTTTTCTCGTCGCAGAATTTTTTAAACACACCCTTCATACTTGCTCTCGACACCGGATTGTTTTCTTCTCCGTTAACGGGAACAACATCACACTCTATATCCTTTCTCCGTTTCTTCACAATAATACCCCTCTCCGTGAAAATTTCATCGGCAAGTGATTTAAGCTTACTTTCAGATCCGATAAATTCAATTTTTACGTTTGAATTCGACGTGTCTTGCTCTTCCGCGAGTTTAACTAGTTCTGATTTCGATATGTTATCTAGGTCAATCTTGAATGAACGGTATTCCCTGAATCGTGCTTTCTCAAAAATCACTTCCCCGTCATCATATAGCAACCAAAAACCTTTTTCCGGATCCTCGCCGAAATTATTCTGCCTTATCGAAGATAGGTGATATATTCCCTGTGATACTTCCTGGGTGTTGTGATAATGTCCGAGATAAACCCTCGTGAAGGTTTCTTTCAATAACCTAGGTGTGATCTTGCTTGTGACTTTTGAGCCATCATTATTGACACTTCCCGTTAACGCGGTATGACTCAACAATACCTTGGGTGCTGACGCCGCGATACCATTCTCGGAAATCTTTCTTCTCAACTTCTCATACCTCTCCAACCATATTTCAGTGTCATAAAACGGTATAACACCCACCGTTAGATCTTGAATTGATATTAATTCCTCGGTTCTGTGAAGGTAAAATGCTGGGTGATGATAAAACGGATCCAAAAAACTACTATCACTTTTATAATCGGTCTTGTCATGGTTTCCAGGGATACAACCCAGAATCATATGATTCTCCCTGATCATATCAAGTATCGCCGTGAACGCATTCAAAACCTCCTCTCTCTGTGAAATCCTACTATCGAACACATCTCCCAAACAGAGCAATGTCTTGCAATCATGTTGTTGTGCAAGTTTGATCTGCTGATCGATAAGATCTTTCACGATAGCTATATTAGATTGTTGTAGATGCCAATCCGTTGAGATGACACCTATGACTCTATCCTTATCCATATTTCATGTTGATAAAAGAAAGGGTGTTACCCCTTTCTTATTTTTTTCGATTAAGAATGTTTCTCAAAGAAGCTTTCACGTCTTTCGGATCGTGAACCTTAACACCTGTATCCTCCTGTTTTACCTCTCTTTTTTCGGTTACCGGCGATGTATTGGGCGCTTCATCCATGACTCCGGGTTCATCCCCCTCTATTTCATCGAACGGTAATTCTTCCCCCTCCATCGCGAGTTGATACCACTTAACGAGATCCTCCTTCGATAAATTCGGTAAGGTATACCCTTCGTCGGAATAATTTGATGCTATATACTCACGAAGCATCTTTTTCATCTTCAATGGTGTCACTTCATTCGACTCTTCTTTTTTAAATGCCTGCTCAACGTCATCCTCGGCAACTTGTTTCGGTTCCGGAACGATTTCGTATAACTTACTTACAAGTTCCTCGAAGTCAGGATCACCCAACACGTCGAACTCCGGGTGTTGCGCTTCGAGATTCTTCAACCCCTCTAGCGCGAGATTCAGATCACGGGTTGTGTAACAGTCAACGTATAATTCTTTCAAAGATGGTTGACCCGCCAATCTTTCTAATTCCGAATCGGAGATCTTACATTTTTCAAAAAAATCTTCCCATGATTGCCCAACTGTGGGTTTTCCTGCCTCAACATCGTAATAAACTCTTTCCTTTCCGTTCTGTGTTTTAGTTCCTTTCACAATAATCAACGGGAAACCATCATCAGGTGATGAGAACATATCCAAGGATACTTTATTGCACTCTTCCGCCAATTCGATTGATTTCTTGTGCAATAAATTGAACCAATTTGTTCTCAATTCGAGACGATACAAATCCCTTTTTGCATCCTGCACGTAGCAGACCCAGGTTGATTGAGGGATACACCCAGGTTTCCAATTCTTTCCTGATCCACCACCCTGTATCGGAAATAAGAATTTCTTCTTATCATTCTCATCCTGAAAATCTTCCGCTTTTTCAAACACCTTTTGGATGTAGAACTCGACGGGATCCTGAAGGCCTGATTCCTTAACCGCGTCACAGTGGGTTGTTGCGATGAAAATTTTCTTATTCTTCATCACTTTCCGCCCTGTTTTCTCACCGTTTTCCCATTCGTCATCTAAAACGGGTAACTGCGTTGTACGCATCGCGACGTACGCCGCCGTTTCCGGGTCTGATGATGGTAGCACGCGGAGCCAATTTCGTCCGTCGCTGATTGTGTAAAAGGGAGCTCGTCGTCCATCGGTTTGATAAAATGTTTTATTCGTTTCCTTCTGTTTCTGTTCCTCTTTCTGAATAGTCTCAAAACTTGATGCTTTAAATCTACTTCTGTCAAATGCCATAACTTTACGTTTTAAATTGTTTAATTAATCTTTTTACTTAACTCTGATAATCTACTTAAAAATTCGTCCTTCAATAAATGATATTTATTTAACAATGAACTTAAATCACTAGCCGTATCAAATGACACTCTCTCAACTGCGAGAGATATCGCCCTTTCTAAAGTGACACCGTATGCTAAATCTTTCGAATATGATTCCTTGATTTTCTCGCCGCTTCTTATTTCGAACACGTCATATCTACCAAGGGTACCCGGGCAGGGTTTGATCTCAATATTCTCAATTATTAATGAATCCATGCTATAATCCTTTCTTGATTAAAAATGTGTTTACTTTTGCTTCAACTAATTCGGATAAAAATTCCTCCGGTGATACGGGTCGAACTATCGAACTTAACTTCTTACTTTTATCATTGATCGCCCAGAACCAAGAATCCAAAATATTCAACATTCTCTGATTCTCAATCATATCATCCTTCAACGCCTGAAATTCAGTGTCAGTATAGATAGCTTCATCAACTGATTTCTCCGTTAATTTGATATAATCATCACCGAATTTAAACTTTCCTTGATTTTTATTCGCTTCGATACGGATATCCTTGCGAAAATTCGCCTCGTAAATATCACATTTCAATTTACTCCTATTGTATAGCGCCTCTGCTTCCGCCTTCCAGATCCCCACCTTGTTCAACAATGCTGAAACGGTCACTATCTCGCCGTACAAATTTCCATGATCGATCCTGCACAAAGTGTCAATATCTATTTCATCTTCCGAATCCTCCGATATCAGCACAACAGGCCTATTTCCTATATGAACAACAGTATTCATCTCTTCTTGTTTTCGTTTACGTCGTTTAAAGATACCGATTCAAAAATCAAATCACAACAACCAAAATAACCGTTACGTTAGTATCAACACCTCCGTGTTTTCATTCGCGTAAATAGCCATTTGTTGATTTCTCTCGTCCCAGTTTGTTCGACCGTTCATAAACAGGATCGTATCCTTGCAGTTTTTCAAAATATTTTCGAACGATTCATATTCATTGGACCAGAAAACAACCGTTCGAAACTGGTAATTCTGCTCAAGCGTGATGATGGCGTAATCACCCTTTCGTCCAGTTTTTATTGCGATTTCATACACATAACCCCCAGCCGTTAAATTATAACTTTTCGTTTCCAAGGGATCATCAATTATCTCAGAAAAATCTTTGAAAGGATATTCTGAATCGCCGATCATCTCCTTGAAATAATCCAAGTATAATTTTGAATAATTGAAAAACGCCAAGCCGCACAGTTTCTTCTGCCTCAAATTATGCCACCACTCTAATTTCACTTTACCGGGATTCAACTCAAACACATCTTTCTCCTTGTCGATTTTCACCTTATTAGCAGTTCTGTATCGTTTTATAAGTTTTATCCTGTCTATAACGTTTGATATTGATTCGAGCTTATCGAAAGCACCGCATGAAATCAAATTTTCTATAACACTTTTATTAACGGCACTTCCTTTCTGTGAATGACGGTCTAAAAATTCATCAAAACCAAAGTAGGGGCCGTTCTCGGATCTTTCCTTCATGATCTCCGCTTGTGCCTTCTCGCCGACCTGTTTCACTGATGAGATTGACCACACCAAACTTTTATCAGTGAAATCTGTCTTGATCTTATCCGTCGATTCATTAATATCAGGGGGGATCACCTTGATATTTCCTATTTCATTTATCTCGTGTAGATAAACGGGGAAATCATCATCATCAGCGTAGGAGAACGCAACGGACCAGAAAGCTAACGGATAATTTACTTTTAACCACTGACACGCGTATCCTGTGTTTGCATACGCGACCGCGTGGGATTTATTGAACTGATAATCAGCCATATTCTCAATTTCCTTCCATGTCTCTTCCGCGTATTTTTGATCAACACCGAAATTCTCGATATAATTTTTCAAAAATCTTTCCCTGAAGGGTTGAAGTTTCTCCACGTTCTTCTTACCAATCGCACGGCGTGCGCCATCCGCGTCAACAAGATTAAACCCTCCTAACACTTGGAACATTTTCATTGTCTGCTCCTGCCATATCATGATATACCGGCTACTTTGAAGTATTTCTCCCGCCCCTTTTCTAAATGATACTTCCCTCTCACCCTTTTTACGAAGGATATACTCGTTATGGAAATTTCCCTCCATAACCCCCGGTCGATATAACCCAATACAGTTTACAAGCTCTGTTATGTTATCGGGCTTTAACATCTTACAATATCCGGTTAACCCTTTCGCGCCAAAATGAAATACATCACCATTCCACCCCCTTTGAAAATACGAGTAAACTTTCGGATCATCAAGAGGTAATTCATAGAGGTTGATTTCTTCACCAGTATCATCTTTGATTAATTTCAATATATCACCGAATTTACTTAACTGCAAGATTCCCAGAATATCCTCTTTCAAAAAACCCGCGGTGTCAAGTTCACCACCCTCCCACTCACTGATCAACATATCACCCTGCCGGCGAATCGGATTCCAATGATACATATCCTTTTCATCCGGGTAAATCATCATGGCACATGCGTGAATCGATTTCGCCTTAGGTTGACCCTGTATCAAGCCGACCATCTCGATGATCTCCGGGTTTCTGTTAATGAAATTCGCGACATCTTTTTTCTGACAGGCGATTCTGAATAAATCATCAAAATCCTTCACACCATCTATTTTAGAAGTAAATGAGTTTACCTCTGCGACGGGGACACCTTTCAACCTACATAGATCCTTGACGGCGGCCTTGACTTGAAGAGTCGTGTAGGTTCCCACGGAGCAAACTTGATCGGCACCGTAACGCTCCTCCATGTATCTTTTAACTTCCGGTCTTCTCGCCATCTCGAAATCAGTATCGATGTCCCTTAGTCTGGCAGCGAACCGTGCTTGATTCGCTGCCGCTTTTCTAATTTAATTGATTTAACTATATATTCCATTTCAAATTTTGTTTTATCTGTTTTACAAATCTAGATTTTTCAATAAAAGACATCACCTTTCTCCTTATATCTGTTTCTCTTAAATACACCTCCGTATATAAAGGAACCCATTTCCTTTCGAATAGCTTGCCTTTCTGAAGAAAAGTAAGTAATGTATCATGATTACCACTCGGTGATAATGTTTTTTGTGCGTCATAAGCAGATAGAAATTTATGTACCTCTAAAGTATAAATATTTATCATCACAATCGGTTTCGCATTCGGATTAAGACTCCCTTTCGCAACACCCCGGTCTTTTCGGATTACTGAGATATGATCCTTCATTTCCTGGGACCATTTATTCCCATAATTACCATTTTTCTCACCCACTCGTCTCGGCGGCTTAATACCGCCAATTTTTAAATTTAGTGTTCGTCGATCTCTCACCCACTGATGATCAACTACACGTTTTTCCTGAATCAATGCATCATCTACGGTATTAAAATACAACAAATTCACTCTCTTAAACGCACCAACCCCGTACAATCTCACGCAATTACCTAATGACATTGATAAAGGGTCCTTGTAATCTTTTAAACCGGTGGAGTAATCCGTCCTGATTCCGCCACCAATATAAGAATCTTCCACTGTTTTTGATGAATGAACCCCAACATATACTTTTCCGTTTACCATACAGGTTGTTTTATACAAAATATTATAAAGGTTATTGTCACCCTTAAACGGATTCTTTTGTCCGTTCGAGCATTTTGCTAATATCTCCTGATCCGACACTAACGATTCTATCTCCATCTTTTAAATCTTGAGCTTTTATATCTAATTTTTCTCCCGATCTAAAAATACACACTTTATCATCAAAATCCAACTCTATATCTAAATTATTATCGAATGTGATTTTTACAACGTCCACTTCAACTTGTTGACCGATACGGCCTTTATTCAGGAAACGTTCAAACAGTAAATCATAATCAAACGGATTGATATGAGTCAGGCCCAATAAATAAGCAACGAGGGATCCACAGGCGGATCCACGTCCGAATCCCACAAGTATGCCCTGACGTTTACACCATTGGGTGATATCCCAAAGTATCAAGAAATAATCAACAACATCCCCGTATTTAATTACATCTATCTCAGTTTCAAGTCTATCAAGATACTTCTCTTGTTCATCAACATCACTTATCCCCATGCTATTAAACCCATCCGCGACCAAGGATATAAGCATATCAACTTTTGATCCATCATATTTCTTGAACTCCTCCTCGGTCATTTTATATTTAGGAAGATGACGTTGTGATAGATCGACCTTGAAATTACTACACCTTTCAGCGATATCATTTGTGTTCTCGATCGCGAATCCGATGATATCAAGCATAATATCTTGGTCATTATCAGAGAATAACTCCCTAATCTCCATCAAATATTCTTCGTTACATTTAAAGTATTGATTTTTTGAAAAATCATTACTTATACCCGCGGATGAATTCAGTGCTTTTTTCAGATAAAAATATTCTTGGTCCAAATAATACGCGTCACAGATATTTGTGGGCAACATGGAACTTGAGAAATATTCCTGAAGATTCAAAAGATATACCCTATCTCTTTCATTTGAATCAAACTTAACTGAATCAAGTTGATAGTATGTGTTCATCAATTCTTTCGGCACATCTTTAAATTGCAGGCTCTTCGGGTCAATCACGATAATTAATCCCTCTCTCAATGACAGAAACTTTCCTTCATCGATCCTCACATTATTATCAACGTTAATTTCCTTGTTGATAGAAAGAAGGTTCATCCACCCTGTTTCATCCACGACGTAAACCTTCACATCGTACAGAAGATCTTTCTTTTGATTGAACACGGTAACGGTTTCACCGATCACCGGTTTCAAACCGTGTTTCTGGCATTCCAACTGAAATTTAAGCACACCCGCAAGTGTGTTTTTCTCACAGATACCCAAAATACTCACACCGAAAAAATTCGCTTTTCGACACCAATCTCCATAATCTCCGGTTCCGTTCAATAATTCAAACGGACCTCTCACTCCCAGAAATGATTCGGTCGGTAAATCACTATCAACCTTACCGATGTATTTCAAGAGTTTCAACTTCACTTTCGATTCATTACCCTTTCTCAAAGTGTAATACAGGCGGCCGAACTTATAGATGTAATTATTCGCAGTGATGGGTGTTCCTATGTAATTAAACCCTCGATCAAACAGAAGTCCGTCGACATTGGGCCCTGATAATTCATATGTATCACCATCCATTGTGATAACACCCAAGTCGGAAATATCATATATAAATCCATTGCGATCGAGATACGATAACAGTTCTTTCATATTTTAAATATAATGGGAACCCTTTTACGGGGCCCCGTAAATTCAAATTTATATCTCGCCCTGGCTGGAATCACAACTCGATGCCTCAATTGCCTTAACACACTTGTAAATATACACGTTGCTTTTTCCAAGAATTGTTGCTATTTCAGCTTTTTTCTTTCCCTCAGAAAGAAGTTGTTTGATTTGAGGTAATAGTGGGTTACTGAGAGAGATCACACCGTTTCTCTTCCCGGTCACTGACTGTTTCTTCGCCTTCTTCTCAGCCGGTTTTTCATCCACACTTTTATCCGTTTCAACCGGGTGCTTCTCGAAATCATCCGGGTTGAAATTTTCACGGAATGAAAGGATCGCATCCAACTCACTCTCTTCAAGATCCTTCATATCACGATCATCAACAATCGCGTCAACTCTGGCGTATAAATCGCATGCGCCAAACGCCGCCAGTTGATCGTAAAATTCGGTTGCCTGATCGCACTTGCTCTTTACATCCTGACCCAGTTGATCCGCAACCGAATTCTTTCGAGCCTCATATTCTTCCAATGTCTCAATTAATTTTAAATTAGACATTGTGATATAATTTTTAATTCCACGAATTGATGCTTCTTTACGAAGTTCCTCACGGGTCATTTCACTAAACTTTTTCATAATCTCTTGTTTTTAAGTTGTTACTGTTTCATTGTTTCAATGTCTAAAGATACACAATGTTTATCTATTTACCAACGAATCCAGCAAAAAATCGGTACTTTTCAATATTAAATTTTATGTCATTCCATTGAGATTGTTGTACATCGATACCCACCATCTTATGAAGCATCACGGGAATTTTTTCTTCAAGTCCGCTATCCGTATATCTTACACCGTGTAAACCATGAATAACTGGATTAGATGTATCGATACTTCTGATAAAATGATACTTATCCTCGTTATATTGGCAAACTTCTTGCGGTAATACTGTGCCCAGTAAATGCAACGGCTTTTCACAATCCATAACACCGTGTTGGATGAGTTGGTCAATGAACATTTTTCTTCCCCTGCAATATGCCTTCGATGTATTCTCATCAGCCGCGAGACTTAAATAAATGGGTAAGTTGAAAGGTAGCGCAACCATATCGCAACACTCGACCATGCATTTATAGCATTCGACAAGTTCATTCCAACTTATCCCCTGAACAACACCGATTGAATAACTGCATGGTATTCTCGCCCACGTTCTCGCTATTCTCATCGTTTCTTTCGCATTTCTCAAAACATCGGGCAAAACGTAATAGGTTGGCTTCAGTGCCTTAATCCATGAACGAAATCTATCCGCGTCAAACGCTAGCCCCAATTCAAACACGGAATTGTCAAGGATAACTTCGCGTCCCTTATTAACGAGCGCGTCTATGAAAAATTCGAAATAATCGCCACCTATATCGGGGTCTTCAAACAGGTGAACAAGTGCGTAATCATAATCCGTCATCGATTGAACTTTGTTCATAATTGATAACGGTGCTTCATGTGCTATTTTCATCACTCATCAAACATTTTGATATTCGATCGGATCAATCATATCATTCTCCGCGAACGATACCAGACGCTCGGAACACGAACCACACTTTCCACACGACCGACCCTGTGAATCGGGATTATAGCACGTATGGGTGTTTCGTAAAACCTCCCTAATTTCATTTTCATTGAAATCAAGAACCCTCATCGCACGGAGACCTTCAGCTAACACACCCCCTTTATCAAGATGATTAAACGGGGCTTCATAACCAACTCTCTCACTGCCCCAGTTTGAAATCTTGAACGCATGTTCACACGCCATTCTTGACGCTTCGGTTGTATCAGGATACACGGTATGATCGCCTGAATGCAATCCCAAAAATACACTCACGGCATCACCCGTTTTATTCGCCCATGAGAGAGCTTTCCCATAGATGATGGATGAAAATATCACATTCCGGTTTTCGATTACCGTTGATTTCATATTCTCCTCATCATAAGAACCTTCCGGTATAGGTTCACCACCTACATGAAGGGACGAATTACTGTCACTGAAACAATCCCTCAGATCGATAATCTGGTGTGATAACTTAAACCTCTTACCTTGCAAGAACTCAATATTTCTTTTCACCTTCTCCAATTCAACCTGATGCTTCTGACCGTATTGAAAAGAATAAGCCTTAACTTCGTAATCATGAGCAAGTAAATACATGAGCAAGCACGTACTATCCAATCCGCCCGATAAACTTAAAATCGCCTTTTTCATTTTATAATCCGTAATTAAATTCCATAATATCCAATACCTGGGAAACTCTTTCGTCAATACTTCCGCTCACATAGTGTATCCCTCGTGGTGCGAAGTCTTGTAACATACGCGCGTTTTTCTCAAATAAACGATCGATTTCCTTTTGAAATACTTCATCGGTTGACCGAACGCCGTCGTCCACGATTTTAAACTCCGGCCTCAGTACAATGTGATGGCTGTAAAGGGGCTCTATATGAAATAGAAGTTGGGTGACCGTGTCAACCATTTCATCCCAGAGAGGCCTGTCCTCGCTCGATGACCTATCTCGGTTATACTCCGTGTAACACAGAACATCTAATAGACATCTATCAGAAATAATATGATCATGCGGTGACATCGCTGACTCGATAATTTCTTTCACATACGAGGTTGCAATCCAAAGTTGATCATAAATACCTGCCTCCTTATTAATCTTTATACCGCGATCATTACCTTTCCTTGAAGGAGATCCCATAAAGAGAGATCCCTTCAAACACTCCTCCTTTTTCAACGCCTCGATTAGCGTCGTCTTACCCGTGCATTGCGCACCTGAAATTGATACAATCATAACTCCATGCTTAATTATCAGTTCGTTTTTCAACACTCTAAAGATACACAAAGTGTATCGAATTATCAACAAAAACAGAGATTATTTTCTCTGTTTGTCATTTTGATATTGGCCGTTATAGAGGTTTTCCTCGTTCACATCCGTGCAATCATAACAGTAGAACTGGGCCACGCGGGCGTTCTTCTCGATCGTGATTGTGTGAAACACTTCCATGAACGTACCCATCGAATCAGTGTGAAAACCCGCGTCGAAAATCGATGAATAAATCCAAGCACCGCACCGGGCAACTGAACTTCGCTGTACTATCCGACCCATTTTGTTTTTGGGTATGTTACAACCTTCAATGAAATCAACCATGTAATACCCCGGAGGTAGATGCCAAACTTCGTTTCCATTTATATCAGGAAAACATCGAACTTCTTCGTATGAGGGTAACATTGTTTTGCCCTCGCGGGGTATGAATCCATGACCTTTCACAACACTTACCTTTCTCAACCGAATATCACATCCGTGCTGGGTTAGATTCTCTTCTAAATGATTAACGATAACACCTTCATTGTGTAACTCTTTTCCGTTTAACATAATCCTTAATTTATTAAAATTCAACTATACAATTGTTTCATCATTTTGTTTCTCATACAAGAACTCTCTCGCTCTCGCGTCAGCGAACGCGTACAAAACTATATCTCGACTCAGATAATGATACGGTATCCTGCCAGATAGATCGGGGCCGGCACTCTCATACGCATCTTGCCCCGGTACGAGGGTTCCCCCTGCCACTTTCTTCAAAAAATTATTACGTGCCTTCTCAATATTGATGGCGTACCTGAAAATAGAGAAATCGACCGAATCCGGCATGACAAACCGGGTTGTTTCAACGTTTGAACATCCCAGAAGATGAACGTATTTCCCTTTATCGCGAGCGTACTTCATCATCTTTCCCAGTTCATCCCTGTACACATGCCATTCCCTACCCTGAGCCAGACCTCCTATCGAAAGGATGGGGTAGAGGGGCGAGTCACAGAGATCCTTCCAGTATTGAAAACCCTGATGCATTTTAAATACCGGTGCGGGATAGTACCCTGTTATTTCCTTGATCTCGTCTCTCAGATAATTTTTAGGTGATAACAGGTTATCATCTTTTCTAAAATACTCGTTATCAAGTTCAAAACACATTTTAAACGGATACATTTTAAGAAACCGAAGAAACTTTTTCTTCATTTTCTCGCATTCATTCCAAAAATCAGGGTTGTTTTCACCCAGTTTCTTCTGTTTTTTGAATAATGTGAAACCACCGGAATCCAACCATATTCGATCGCCTCCAACAACGGTTTGAATAAATTTAATATACCCGGCGGTCATATCAACGGTTGAAATTAGATAGTCGTTATCATGTGCAAGCAAAAGTTTTTCCAAGACCTTATCGGACCTACAACTACTCACCAGACCACCACCCAATCCCATCACAAGCCTTTTTTTAGGTTTTTCAAACATATCAATCAATACCAGCTATTAATTTATCAAGTTCATCTTTATTATCCTGCAAAGTTGTGATACCAATTTCTTTCATCGCATCCTTGTTACTTGATTTTTCAACAAGACGCTGAAGCCCCGCATAATTCCACGAGGAATACTCACCAACTTTATTATCGGCGACCAAAAAACCAACTTTTTCCTCGTCCGTTAAACCACTAACGACCAAAACATCAAACTCTTCAACGCCAAGTAGCTGCAACGCTTTGAATCTCGTGTTTCCCGCAAGTATCGTTCCTTCCTCATCAACAACAATAGGATTGATATATCCGTATTCTTGAATGCTTTTTGCAACAATTTTCGCAGATTTCGAATTTTTTCGAGGATTCAATGGGTGACAGTGTATGTCACCCACACTCACCCATTTAATTTCCTTCTGTATTTTCTTTATCGCCGACATATTTTATTTTCTCCCGAGTTTATAAATCTGTATCGCCCTTAAAAACTCATCGCGACTATTCATCTCATTTGTTAAGAACGCCCCTGAACAATAGTGGGTTGTCATCGTGCTATTATCTTCCGCTCCCCGCATGCTCACACACATATGTTCCGCTTCAATATAAACTGCGATGCCCAGTACCGTATCGCCGAATACGTTAACCAAATAATCATGAATCTGCCGTGTTAATTGCTCCTGTAATTGAGGCCGTTTGGCGAACCAGTGAACTATTCTGTTTAGTTTCGAAAGACCGATAACTTGGCCACTTTCTTTGCTGATATACGCCAAACTACAGAATCCTGTGAACGGAAGTAAATGATGTGAACACAATGAATTTACCTCGATCCCATGTTCAATTACCATACCTGAGTATCCTGCACTTGGGAATACCGCTAATTTCGGGGGTGCGGAATACGCACCTGACGTGATTTCGTTGACAAACATTTTCGCAACCCGATACGGTGTTTTCATCATATTGGGATCATTTTCCCAATCATACCCCAGCGCTTTTAAAAATTTACCATATGCTTCAGTTGCTTTTATTAGCATCTCACTTCTATCTTCATTAGAAAGAACAACATTCTCTCCTGCTCTTAATTTTCTCATATTTCGTGTTTTATCTCGTTTTTAACTAAGCATCTCTCTTATCTCCGAAGATTATTATATGTAAACGGTCAGAGTAGAAGTAGCCCAAATCTATACATCTTTGTGCCAACCATTTCCTTTTCTCCGCTAACTTCTCCTCGGTATCACCCTCGGGCATCAGATAGACTATTACAGGCCAGAAGGGGTCTAGTTTAGATACCTCCTTCTTAATTTTCCGAACTTGTCTCTCGACTTCCTTTATATCATCCTCCGAGGATACCACGTATTTCAACTGGGAAAATTTCGATTCCATGATCCACGACACTATAGCGGGGATGTTCTCCCTCGTTTTCGCGTGTTTCTCCGCGAATTCGCCCGAACTCGGAACGGAACTCTTCAATTTAGGTGAGATCGATACGACGTCCACGTACGTCTCTCCATCAAGTATATCACCTCTCGCGATGGTTCCGTTCGTTTCCATGCTTATGCTTAACCCATGAGCCCGACCTATCGCGATCAACGATTTCAACAATTCGGGATGAAGGGTCGGTTCTCCCCCGGTGATAAGCATGCATTTTATCTGAGGGTTCATGATTATGATATCGACGACATCGTTCAATGAATATTTACCCTTTTCGGGGTTCCACGAGCTGTAGGCCGTGTCGCATATACTCCCTTTAAAAGTGCATCTCAAGTTGCACCCGGATGTTCTTATAAGAATATGGGGAACTCCTACCTTCATACCCTCTCCCTGTATACAGGTGTGCAAATCAATAATCGGTTGAATTTCTGAATAATCCATTTTTAACATAAATAAGCGTTATACAATTCTATAAACTCAGCGAGATCCAGTTCTGAGAATCTCCGTTCTTTCGCAATCTCTTTAATAAGGTCAAGTTGATTTTCATAAAGCTCGTCCGCCATCTCACCATACCCGCTCACCCTTAAATCAATCACAGGTAATGAAAGTTCAAATGCCGGACTTTCATCAAACCCATAGCGGTCGACAAGATCATTTAATTCCTTTTTCGTTATCATAATTTCACTTGCAGTTTGGGTGCCTTGTTTTCAATAAAACTTTTATTTCCAAACATAATACCAACTAATTCTTCAGTCCAATCAGAAACAACTCCGTCGGAAAATTCAGTTTCACCAATCGCATCTGGAAGTAAATCAACATCATCTTTTATCGCTTCAGCGTATCCCGTTGAAGTTTCATGATAAATTACCCTTGAACAATACACATTCCCTTCTCCATTGGCGAACTTCACTTTTGAAATAAGATAATTCACCGCGGCACAAAGATATATGGATAACGCCTCCGCCGTTGGGTTTACAGGTAGGATGATCCAACGATCATTCCATTTCTGCATATCACGAATATATTCCGGGTCATCCTTGCACCAAAAAGCCATGCAATGATCAAACGAATCAATAAACTTACCAACCACACCTTTTAATATCCCAAAATCGCAAACCATCTGGGCGTTATCAAGTCGATCAGATTTGAAAAATAATTCAATTTGAACCCCATGATTATGAACAGAATGAGAGCATCTAAAAGATGTTGCATTTCTTACCACATGTTGAGCAGCCTCAACTCTAAAAAGTTTTCTGATTTCCATATAAATTATTTTTAATCATATCAATAATATCTCTATAATTTTCAGGTAGATTCGAACCCTTTGATAAATTCTCTTTATTCCAAACAGGCCTACAATTTAAATAATTTGCGGCCACCCTAAACTCTTCTTTATCCTCAACATTAAAATAATCAAACGGAACAATATGATCTATACTCCAACAATCAATCGTCTTACCCCTATTGTTCCAAGTCATCCCAGGTAAAAATTTTGATTCAATATATCGTTTAAATTCGTCATAAGTACAATTTAAATACTCAACGAACCTTTTCGGGTTTTTAATTTTACCTGATAAAGACTGATTCATATAGCTTCTAAGATTTTCTATTAAATGAAATTTTTCATCCGCCAGTCTTTTACGACGATCCATCTCACTCCGGGTGATACGACGATTCTTTTGTGATCGATACTTTCTATCATATTCAGATTTATTCCGAGCAACAGATGGGTTACTCATTCGCCTTAACACCTTCCTTTCTTGTTCACATTCGCGACAATAGGGGTTGAGACCGTCTCTCACCTGTCTTTTAATGCAAAAACAACTTAGAGGAAGTTCTCTTTTGCAACGAATACATACTTTAGTGCCTTTTTCAAAATCTGCTACTGCCATTTAAACAATTTTCTAATTATCATACTATCAATATTTTTAAATCAACACCATAAAGATACACAATGTTTATCAAATAAACAAATCTTCAACCAACAATTCTACGTCTATATAGCGTAATGGTATACTTTCCCCTTTCGGTGTTATGATGATTATTTTCTCCCAATTGGGATTGTTCTCCTTCACAACACACACTTCACCCTGATACTTCACCTTTCTCCCGGATTTAAACGCGTAAAATCTATCATATATTACCGGGCTATTCTTTAAAGGATCATATTTCAAACCCGGCATCCCGTACGGTTGAAGGAACACATCCTTCAACATGCGATGATATTCTTGACTATCCTTGAAAATACTACGTAATTGATATTGATGCGAGATTTTCATTATCTTAGCCTTTTTCTTCTCGCAAATATCATTGCACATTTTAATAAAACAAGGTTCCTCGTACACCAAGGCCCTGAATAAATATGAGAAATATTCCAACTCTAATTGTTCAAAATATTCCCTTACCGTTAATTTTCCGTTCTGAGGTATCATATATCGTTTTATCTAGGTTATTTAAATAAAAATTCAAAGGATCCTGCATATCGATCAGAACTCGTTGTAAATATTGCATCGTCATATTTCCGGGATCAACATCTTTATCCTTTATCCGACAAACTTTCACATTGAAAAATTTACTCAAATGGAGTGCTGTTTCCTTGCTTTCCCTTAAAGCGTCCTCATCGTACATTAAGATCACCGTTTTGACGTTCGTTTTTCTTAATTGATTCAATTGACCCGGACTTATCTTCTTGCCAAATGTGAAGCAACATGCGATTTCTTGGTTAAATCCCAGGTTAATCAGATAATCAACGTTCACCTTATCAAACAAACCCTCGACCAATATCACGGTTTCTGTTTCCGGCCCGATAAAATTATACCCACCCAGAATATGAGAAAAACCATCCTGACTGTTCATGTATCGTAAAACCATTTTACCAATACCTTCCTTGAACAACGTTCTATTATTATCATGCCACGTTTTATTGTATCGTGACCTCGCCAGCCACGCGACAACCCTATCTCCTTCCTTAATCTTGAAGATAATGTAATTATGCTTGGCTAACGTCTCCTCCAAAACTGATTTAGTGTATGATGGTTCAAATTCTTCATAGTGTTCCTTTAAAAAATGCCTGCTCTCCAGATACGGATCGTTGACCAAAGGTTTCAACCCAATGGGGAGTCTTGTGTTTGATTGAACATTCTCTTCAATATCATCCTCTTCTTTGATTAAAGGTGTTAATTTAGTATTTTTTTTCGACATTTGGTAATCATTTCTTATCAAATCTTTTCGGTCCATTTTGATAAGATAATTACGAATACTTGTTTTCGTTCCGCATTTAAAACAATGGAATACTGCCGAATGTCCATCGTCCGTGAAAATTAATGCATTCTTACCATCTTTCCCACAAAACGGGCACGGTTCTTTCGAACTTAACCAACCTTTTTGGCCGAAGGGCTTGAGGTTTAATTCGGCGATTATCTCATCCTTATCAATAATCATCACACAACCCTCCCTTTCTGTTCGTTTGAATTAGATCTTGTTCGTTTTCTCCCACCACCATGTGTGTGTGTAATTTTTAAATCATAGAATTCCTCCAGGGTTCTCTTTCTATCATAGAACCGTCCGGCGTTATAATTCGTTGCCACTTTAAAAACAGGATCGATATTTTCATAATCACGGACCTTATCCTTGAAAATCCTACAAGTTTTATGTTTCACCTCCTCCAATGTTTGATTAATAGAAAATACCCAACTAAAAGGTTGAACAACAGTTCTATCACCTTCCGCGTAGCTTCGATCTATAACTTTTTCTTCGTCATTCCAAACTTCAAAAGGAACATCGCCCGTCTGAATCGCGGTTACACAAGACATACTGAATTCCTCACACATATTTTTCAATCTTTTTCCACACTCCTGAAACTTATATTTTGGTCGGGGGTCATTATCAAAACTCGGTATACCCGTTCTTATCAGGTTAAATGAATCTATGATTAAAATCCTAGGAAACTTACCCACTAATTTCTTATATTCGAGGCATATCGTCCTCACATCAAGAATGGTCGCATCACCAAATTTCTTGAAACTGTAAATTTTAATATCATTCGCATAGGATTCTATATCCTTCAATGTCTTATGTAAATCATCAAGCTCATCCTGGGTGAAATTATCCTCCTTCAAATCGGTATACGTCTTAAAGGTCCACATCTGGGAATATTTCATATGTATTTTCTCTTTCGCCTCCTCACATTGGATATGAAGAACATCTGCCCCGGTAAGCGCGGATGTTAACCCCCTCCATCGTAACACTGTCGAATTATGTGTGGGTACGAAATCCTCTACCATGAATAACTTATCCGGTGATGACACCGTTATACATTGCATCCCCGCGTTTTCAACTTTTTTGATGGATTTAATCGCACGGTAACAACAGTGCAATTTTTGAGGACGTGAAGCTAGATCGGCTTTCCTTTTTAGATGGAACAAGGACATCCCTTTCGGTTCCACTATCACCATCCTGTAATGATCACGTGTTTGGACTCTCCTACCGTTATCCGTGTAGAAGGAAGGTTTTCGTCTCATTACGCGACACAAACATCCCAGGGATTGGGCAACAAATCTCACATCGTCCATTAACCTCTTTGAAATGGAACCCATTTCAATTAACCCATTCTTATTGACATAACCATCGGTATCCAGTATTCCCCTTAAAATTTCAAGACGTGTTTCCCTATCATTGAATTTATAATCATCGGGTATAAACTTATCGATGGCGGTGTGATTGAATAATCCGTATTTTTCAAGATAATACCTCATCGAATGTTCGCTACCGTTCGTTCTTATGCCGTAAAAAAATCTGTTGACATATCTCGCTTCAATTTTTTCAGGAAATTTCAACCGGTTGACTATCTCGATATCATCATCGGCTATCGTGATACCCATGGTGCCCTCGGTACACGATCCATCACCCAACATCACCCCTAATGTGTACGGATCTATAAGCACATCCTTCTTCACGAAACCAGCATCCTCTTGCAAGGGTAATCTCCATCTCGGTCGAGATTTCGTTCCGTAATACTTCTTTCCATTTTTATAATAAACCTGTCCACCGTGAGTACCACATCTTAAAAGACCCTTTTTCATTATCTCCCCCAAAGTTAATGTGACGACACGATCTTCGTGATACCTATCAAGCACGGTCCATAAATGATCCCTGTCACATCTTACCACCGAACCGTCAGTGAGAGTGACCTCGTAACAGTTCCTTACCCCTTGCGGGTACACACCGGTGATGATTTGCGGTTCCCCGTGAATCGTGGAAATAATATCACCCACTTTCACATCACCCATTCTCATATACCCGTCCGGTGTGACGATTCTCGTATCCAATGTAAGAGCTTTCCCCACACCGGATCTGGCCAACCATAACTCAGTGTCGCCCACATCAATTCCCCCGTATTTATCATCAAGTGCGTCTATTCCGAATGCAACAGGAGGTTGCTGTTCCGTTTTTTCGGCCCAATCTTTCCGGCATTTATCAAAATCACTAAACACCCCTAAAAACATCTCCGACTGAGCCCTTAATGAAAATTCCAAAATCCTCGTACTTTCCTCCTTGCTTAACCTCATCGCCTCTTCTTTTTTTCCTTCACCATAAAGATCAACGATGGCCTTGTTAAGGAGAAGAAATTCACTGTCACGAATATAGCTTTCAAGTTGATTTAAAAGGACTTCGTCATCAACAATTTGAGATTCCTTTATCTGATCAACCGCGAGTTGAACAGACTCCATGTCACTATATTTTTGAGAGATAACCCCCAGTGAAGGTATTTTATCATATTGGTGAAACTGCTCTTTCGCATCCTTCAAAATAAATTTATACCCCACTTCCTCTTTAGGAATAAATTTAAAATCAAGGTGTCTGTCAACAATAAACATCATTTCCTTGCTTAGAAACATTTTCCGAAACAGTTCACCTAAAAAATTTGCGTTTATTTTTTCCATATCAATCCAAATCAACAAAATCAATCATTGCCTGTACGTTGTTTTCCCTCAAATCTTGTATTGCCATGAACGATGACATGCATATATCATCATGTCCACAAACTGATTCAAGAGTCCCTTTCTTTGAGTTAAACGCGATTGAATTAAATTCACCAAACATCGTATCAACCAACTTTCGTGTGTTTTCATCTCCGTAAGGCACCCTCAAACGTGCACTTTCAAAAAACGCTGATAGTGAGGGTAGACCTGATTTCAGATCTTTTTTATTCCCTTCAGTTGTGATAAATTCCTCGACATTAACCAATCCCCTCTCTTTCGCCATACCCGCAAGAATTCTTTGAAATCCATTCGACTCACACACGGATTTGTTCGGTTTATATCTCGCGTTAAATTCAATAAGTTTATTCACTTGAAGATCATGGCTCGCACCCTGCTCTCTAAATATATTTATAAGATATATCAATCCGTGTGCATCCATACCCCATACAGTGTATACTGTATAATCGGCACCCACATTACCCGATATCGCAAAATCACATCCCACGACAACCCTGACTAACTTTATGGGGTAACTTTCTATATCATTTGCGAAACTGATATGTTCCATCCCACGTATCGATCTTTTCAGAAATTCATACGGGAAAATCGTTGACGTGTCCGCGATCGGCACAACTAGATATTCTCGGTTGAAAACTAACGTTCCAAGTGATTTCCGTTCCTCCGTTAACCTTTTAAACGTAAGACGATCAGGTGCTAACAGTTGACCATTTGGGAAAACCGCCGGGTATTCAAATACCTTGAATCGGCCATCTTTTTTTAAATCCCCGTAAATATCCGTTGCCGAATACGGTGTGTTGTGTGATATTATCCCATTCGAAATAAACCGATGAGAAATTGGGATTTTGAAATCAACGGTGTAAGACTCACTCTCAATTATCGATTTTATCGGTGCGAAATGATACTTCAAATTCATATTACTCAAAATAATCTGAACATCAGGATCATTTTGAGGTAAAGATAAAATCCATTTTTTTATCGGTCCGTTCATTCTTTTAAAAGAATGAACTTTCGTATAAAAATCCCCCGATCTCATACCATAAAATTTCATCTTATCATTACCCAACGGATATTTTGATCGAATCTTTCTTAATATCACCGATTGAAACGGTATTCCTTTATCAATGCAAGAGGATTCTCTCCTAGTTTCTCGCGGAACCTTCCCTTTTCCTGAATAAGTGAACCCGATTTTCTCCATGAATAGTTTCACGCTCGAATTTTTGCTTATAACCAAATTGTATCCTGTTCGGTTTGATTTAACTAATTCGGTTGATTGGCATTTTTTCTTCTCAATACGTGAATCAATCCCCATGTTAAGAAGAAGTATTTGAATCTGCTGGATTAAACGAAAGCTCGTTGAAAAATAGCTTACATTTATTCCTTTATCTGAACGATGTCCGTGATAGCAGCATCCATCGCCATCAAAACACCCTCGAAGAAACCATATAACATCCTCCTCGGACGCACTCATGATTTTATCAGGAATTGTCTTGGTATGCGAATACATCCCTTTTCGATACCCTAAACTCAACCACGTGGAGATTTTCTCCTTACTATTAAAAAACATCCCTATGTGATTTTTCTTAGGGTGATACCCTCTCTCATTAATCAGAAAATTTCTTATGCCGGGATTCTTTTTTGTTATTATAACCCTATTTCCATAACCGCTTAAATCCAACGTACCGTCCGCTATACAAAGTCCAATTTCATAAAGCTCCTCCCCTTCTATACCAAGAGAACGACCCCAAATATTTGACCCCATCTTAAACGCGACAAAATCTCCTTCATACAAATCTTTCGCGTTAACCCATTCGAATAAGCCCGTTTCCGAATTACATCTAAGTAAAGGATGAATGAAACTTGTTTCAATCTCCAATCCGTTTGAAAGGGTTATGATTTTTGTGGGGGTTTTTCCGTTTACGTAATAGTCTGTCGCGTTAACAAATCCCTCACCATCATGAATGTTCATATCAAGAGGGAAAAACCCCTTCTCTCTTTCAATATTAACAGGAGATAATTTGCCAATTTCAGTTAAACCGTTTTCGGTAAACACGTACGTATCTGGTCTCACACAACCGAGTACACATAAATAACCGAAAGGCTCGACGATCGGTGTGATTGATCCATAAAAGACTTCATGTAACTTCTCTCTTTGCTCTTGTGAATAAAGGGAACTTTCATCAGGTAAATCGTCACACACCACTGCCCCAACATGAAGACCACGAATCATTGAATCCTTCGATCTTAAATGTAGGATCGAGTCGGTTTCAGTTGTGATTGACGTTGCGGCTAACTTAGCTTTTCCGTTGCGATTCAATTTCTCCCGAAGAATATCATTTTGCTCTATCTCGGAAATAATCATCGCGATGTGTTTCTTGCCGAGTGTTTCATTATTCGTAATCATACACGTTTCCTTACGATTCTTATTGTCGATACTATCCCTAAGAAACGTGGTTGGTCGGTCATAAGAATATAACCTCCATAAAATAAATGCAAAACACCCCTCGTAACTATTATGTACAACAGTCCCATCTTTCAAGAGAAAAAGGTGATCTCCGTCACAAGAAAAACCAACATAATCGCCATCACCGATACATTCAACCTTGAGAGAGGTTGATAAATTATCCTGCACCGTGATTTTTGAAGGTATCTTCTTTCTTTCTATTTTCACAGGAATTTCATCAACATCTCCCGAAATTGTTATCCTGTAATGAGTATAATCATGAAGGATGTTTTCACCCTTTAATGTTTTCACCTTTACATCTGCCGTCCGAGTTATAATCGAATTACATCTGAATCCCAATGATTGAGCAAGTCTTTGCGTTTGCTCTATTAAATTCCTGTCCTTAAATCCAATTTCAAAAGCATATTTACTTCGAGGATTTCCTTTTTTATACTGGGATGAACCGTCAGTATCAATTAACCCGGCTAAAAGTTTCAACCGTTGTTCCCTTGATCCAAGAAGATAAATTTCAGGTATATGCTTATTACCAAGAACCCCTAAATCTTTAAGAGCGGTTTTTAGGCGGTTTTTGAATAACCTTTCTTTTTCAATAATTCGATATGAATATTTATTTGAATTATGTTTTGACAAAATAAAACCGTTTTTCTCACAAAATTCATTTAAATATTCAATTATTTCATGATCAATAGTTGTCACTACGGGTTCCGTGTATAAACCATCACCCAACCACAACCCCAATAAATACGGATCAACAGGAAGGTCTTTTTCAGGAAGGTCCCACCCCTTCGTTCTATACCCCATTATTTTTCTCTGAGTGTACCCTGGCATAGAGGGGATCTCCTCAACGGGAATATTAAAGGTTTTCCAGCGCATATCTTTCCCAATACGTTTTTCATATCGAGATGGAACCTTCTTTTTGCAACAAACAATATGACCCTCGTTTACAACGTAATCAATACCCCATGTTTGTTTCACTTTCCACATTCTCGACCTACCTTTGTGTAAAGATAAAACGGTTCTTGGTTTTGAATCGGGTCCCATAACTTGATCTCCGATCGAAACATCCTTTATCTTGCGAATCGTTCCATCAGCCATCACTATTTCTGTCTCGGGGGATAAACACTTTCCCGATGAGCGGCTCGCTAAAATACAGTTATACAAATATAACTGGAATAGGTTACCCCATTCAAGGTTTCTCCATCCCTGTCGAAACGTTGGAAGACAAACAGTTTTAAAATAATTATAACTCTGCTTGCGCAACGAGAGATCCATGCTCTTCTCCACGTTAGCGAGATATTCTAGTTTTTCCATATCAAGAGTTCTATCCATGTGGGTAACGATACATGTTTGTTCTCTCATCACGGATAGAAGCCGATCCAGATCATTTTCATAACCTGAAAGTAACTCTTGAATCGCTTTCGGTGGTAAACTCGATATTATCTCCCTGACGTAGTTATCTATATAGCTTTCCTGTACGGGAGATAATAACATCATGATGGTATCTGAAATTTAAATTGTTCTCTGAAAGATTCCTCGACGTTTGACTGGGATACCACACCTTCTCCTCTCAATTTTTTGATATACGTGATAAAAAGTTGAGCGTTCGATCTTGTATCATAGATCGCCCTGTGGGCCCCCACCAAGGCTATATCGTTATTACTACAACATGTCGCAAGCTTATAATCCTGCTGTTCAAGAGATGAGTAATAAGCTAATTTCTGCGTGTCCTCAACCCATTTCACATATTTCCACACATCATCACCGTAATATTTGAATAATTCGATCGTGAAAGGGTGGTCAAACCCCGTGAAATTATGTCCGCATACAATCGCTCCCTGACGCGGATTCTTATATTTCACATACAAATCTTTTATCTCCTTGTAAATGATTTTCGGATCTTTTCCTTGTTCGTCCAACATATCAAGTGTGAGACCGTTCACCTCCAGCGCTTTAGGTGCGTAGACAAGACCATCTTTGTAATGAGGCTTAAATAATGATTGGTACTCTTCAATCACCTCCAACTTTTCCATATCAACGACAACGCACGCCACCTCGCATAACGCTATATCAATGAACGGTTGATGGTCTTTATCGGGTAATCCCCCGGTCTCATAATCTTGAACGATTACATATTTTACACTACTTTTCGCCATTTTCTTTCAATAAATTATACGTTTTTATTCTTGGATCTTTTTTTGAGATCACCTTTTCAATCTTATTTCCTCCCAAATACTTAGGTAGGCGACCCCTGTTGCAATACGCTTTCACATCGTGAATAGTGAATTCCTTCGCTACACCCGACCCTTCCGTGGAAACGGGGGTTTTCATTTTATTCTCATTTAACCAATCTCTCAATGTTGAAAGAGTAACCCCCTCCAAAACAAACTTATTATCCATTCTTTCTTCTTACTATTAAATCAAAATCATCATCACGATCGCGTTCATCCGTATACGATAATACGGTGTTGTAAATTAACGGTCGACGCGTGACGTCCAAACTCCCCCTATTCAACAATATGGCCGGATTCCCATTTTCATCCTCGGTTTTCTCCCACGAGAAAATCTCAGATACCTTGATACAGGTATAATTAAAATCTCTAAACAAAAGAGCCGTCCCTTTAGTTGACACCGAAACCCCACCCACTAATTTTTTAGTGGGTATGTTTAACGATAACCTCGTTAATTTCTCTTCGATATCCTTATCACTCACCATCTTGTACTTCTCAAAAACACGAGAAACTTCTTCTTTCCCACATTTTTTAAGAATCTCCAACAATAACGTGATTATTCTGATATCACCGTTGGATATCGGATTGATATATCGATCGCCGAACACTTCGCAATGGAGATCCGTCATATTCTTGATAACTTCCTCATTCATGATGTAAAAATACGATTTTAAATTCAATAAACAAAGTTTATTCCTTTTTTCTTTTCAAAAAAGCCTCGCGTGATCTGAAATCATGGGTGTAATGACAATCAATGCACCATAACTTGATATTATCCTCGTTCAATCTTTCCTCCGTGTGAGCACCCTTACCCTTCACATGTGCAAAAAATTGTACTCGAGGTTCTTCTCCCAGATAACAACCACAATGTTCACAATAATGAGGCCTCAATTTCCATATTTTAAGAAACAAATCCTTCTCACCCGTTGCCTTACGAGGTTTTCGTTTTATAGGGGTGGGATTCAACCGTCCGGGTGTGAATGATGATGATGCGCTCACGCGGCCTAATCTCTCCCTGTTACAATAACCGCATAACCCGTACTTCTTATTCACTATATAGGTCTCCCTCCCGCATTTATGACAAACACCTCTACTCTTTAGCATATATTTCGTTCCAATTACAGGTTGTGATTGATAATCCCTCACTAATCATTCCACCAAAAGTAATTTCAATCTGATTTAATATATACTCCTCCATGTTAACAACAATGTTTTTTATATTTACAATTCTTGCAAAACGGACTTGCCTCATCGTAAAGAACACCTCCGAAATCCAAACAATTCAAATACCCCCGTGATGTGTTCCAATACATTTTACGCTGTTTGTTTTTATAATCCTCCGACAGCTTCAACGAATAACTTTCTCTGAGAGGGTTTTTTATCGTTTTAGACTCCTTGTATTGTTGGAGGTAATATATTTGCTCCTCCGTCCTTTCATTATAGCGTAAATACATTTTTTCACTATAAATCCAATTCAATTCGATGTGGCGTCGTGTTAGGAGGCCCTCATAGCACCAAAAAGCATACACGGAATAATTCCATATAAAACTATCTCCGCTACTAACTGGTATCAACCTCGTGAACTTCGCGAGCATCCTTAGATTTCGTGAAGTTCTAGGTAAACGATATTCGGGTTGTAGGTACTTTCTTTGGTATAAATACTCAAAAACACGAATTATCTTATATACAGGAACCATCACCTATTTTTTGAACCGACCTAATTCGGCTCTCAAAGATTCAATGTTCGTACAAGAATCGGTAGATTCAAGACTCCTCACCTCCAAATAAGCCGCGTATGCTTCAGGAAAATTATCTTTCAATGAATTTTCGGTTGTTATCCCTGATAGCGTGCAATCGATCCGATTTTTTAAGCTAAAAATCTTGTAGGTTAACCGGGCCCATATTAAAACGAGCTCGAACACTTTGTTTAATACAATCTCATCTTCAGCTATAAGCTCGATGATATTTGCTTTTGATTTTCTCTCAAAATCATACCTGTATGGTATGTCAGAAAAGTCAATCGATTCGACATACAGCCCCTCGATTTTTTTACGTTCAGGTAATCTCGACCAATCACCTTTAATATTGAAAAAATCACGAGGACCGTACCATTCCGACTCTTTCTGAATTAAACCGGGATATTTTTCATGAAACTTAATCACCTCGTCGGGAACTTTACCTTGTATAAAAGACGAAATCTCATCTTTTATGTTTTTACGAACTTCGTTCACTTCTTTCCACGTCGGTGCAAGAAGTTTGTTCCTGATAGCCTCTCTCTCGGCATTATTTAATCTTTTCACTGCCATAATTAATTGGTATTGGTATTAATTTTAACAGGATAAAGATACACAATGTTTATCTATTTGCCAACAATAAAAGGAGGAAAATTCCTCCTTTTATATCTTTTAATTCCACTCAACATTTAACTGCCAACTCTCATCCGCTTCCTTCTTCACACTCTCAAACCAATACAATTTATTCTCCATCGGTTTTGCCACATCCCTATAATCTTTCATCACATTATCGGTATCTATCTGCCTGCACACCCATATACCGATAGATCCATTGGGAGGTATCGCCCCTATATTAAGTTTATTCTCGGAATCAGTCGTTTGAAAATCTCCGACAAAAGGTTTTGAATAGATATCCGGGATTCTTTCCATGACAGGTCTCCCCTCCTTATCAACATTCATGGCAACAGGGGCGATCAGGAGGATTCCTTGATTCAATTCACCCGCCGTTGTCATATACAATGTCACATCCGTCGCCTCCTGATCGGAATCGTTAACGAGGACGAGGGCCCGGTATTCAGTTTTAGCTTTCGATGCCCCGTACACGGAGATTTCACCGAATAAATTATCAAACTCATCATTTCTCACGGTTAACTCTGATATATAACCGCCGATCGATCCACTCGGTCTATTAGGCCCTTGACCCGAATTCAAACTCGTTGTATAACACAATTTCATTTTTCTTCTCTTAAATGGTCCAATACTTACGTAACGTATCCTGATCACTAACCGTGATCACTCCGTTATTATTAACAACTTTTGCTAAAAGGAATTCGATATCCTGAACATACGCTGGAGGGCCGCCATTAACCGATTCAGTCAATAACTTCGACGCGTTATATCTATCATATGAATACAACCCCTCTTTCTGCTCGTCCGAGAAATTAGTACCGATGGGTAATGTACCGAGAACAACCATTTTTAGATTCTGCTCGGCAACCAAACTATTATATGAATTAATAATCGCGGAAGTTCCGTTCACGACATCAACAACTTCGTATATGCCGTTATTCAAAGGATCTGACCCGTCTTCTTTCTCAAACTTAATACTGATCGGTGCCTGACTTCCCTGCCCTCTTAGAACGTTTAAGAAATCAGTGTTTAGCCCGTTCAAATTTCCATTCACATCGACCGATACGTACCCATCCTCCCAGTGAACGATATCATACGCTAGAAAGACATAATAAGGTATCCCGTTGTTGGGAACTTCTAGATATCGTATTTCAGGTACTGTGATTAACTGTTTGTTCTTCGTAACGATATACCCCGGGGCTATTTTAATCGTGCCGGGATTCGAATCAGCTGTCACTCTTAGCTCTGTCGAACTCGATCCCCCCGCTGATGATACTATCCCCCATGATTTCGTTATCCCCATCAACAGGGTCTTGCAGAAACCCAGTTCGGAGAGAAACTCCTGACTTTTTTGTAGCTCCTCCTTTGAAAGAAACGTTCTTCTGTTATAATTTAATTTACTCATATATTATTTCGTTTTTTAATCAACCAAAATTAAATTCCAACCCTTTGCAAGTACATCAGCTCTCTTTGAACCCCCTTCCCTCAGATAAATATCATCATTTGAATAATAATACTTACCGCCAGTTGTCGAGTTTAAATAATTCAGGAAGGCATTATAATTACCGGTATACTGGGTAACAATATAAGAATTCTCCGCGTGAATTTCCTTGTATGAAGGTGTCTCTGATGAAACCACCATATCAGTAACGGATGAACACCCTGCAAAATTCAAATATTCTATTTTTGTCGAGGAGAAAACTTCCACTCTCTCCAATTGTTTACAATTCTCGACAGACATCCATCTTAAATTAGCACAGTATTTTACCGTACCGCCACTAGATTTTTGAACCTCCGTTCGAATCGCGGTTGAACCACTAATATCAATCACTTCGAGCCCCTCCATGAAATATAACGGGAGTATCCCATCGTATGCATCCGAAGGCTTAAATTGTGTTAGATTTCTCAAATACAATTCCTTCATTTTACTTGATTGCAGCATGGATGCGTAAACCCATGGCTCCAGTATATTCGTTGAATCAGATAAATCAAGATACTCAAGATTTGTACTAGTCAGAATAATCAGACGCGTTAATGATTTATTCTTACTCAAATCCAATTTAACAAGAGATGGCGTTACAACACCGAACTCTGTTATCGATGTGTTTGATGATAGCCAGACTTGAACCTTCGTGATCGCATCCCACCAACCCTCGTTATCGAAAACAAGATCCGGGTTATCATTCAGATTAACACTTATCAAATTTGAATTATTCGCTAAATCGATAAATTTCAACTGATTATTGCTCGCATTGAAATCCTCTAGCTTATTACCCGCTGCCAACGCTTTTCCAAATGTTATCGAAGGTTGACCTGATGATTGATTTTTTCCCAGTTGATTATACGAGCAATTGAATTTTCTCACATAATCGATTGTAGATAAATCCAACGTTGTTAATTCGTTATATGAACAATTAACAAGTTCAAGTTTAGGAAAACGGAGCGCACCGACATTTTTATAGTAATTGATCAGCAATTGAACATCACTATCGGAAAAGTATCTATCAGTTATGATAACATCCTGCGCTCTTCCTTTAAACAACTTCCACCCTGATTGATATCCCCGGCCGAATGATATATGCTCGGTTCCGGTAAGTCCAAGTAATCCATCATACGATAACGTGTCGCCTCCGGGTGTTGTTGATGCCGTGTATTTAACACCGTCAACATATATCTCGGTTAGCCATGGGCCACCATTCCATTTAAACCTGAACATGACATGTTGCCATCGGTTAGGAGTTAGCTGGATCGCTTGACAGGTTTGACGCCCCGATCTCGTATAAAGGTCGACCGTTAATTTATTTTGGAACGTATTTTGCCCCCATCCAATCGCCCATCCAAATTGTCCTGTATTTAACCCGAAAAACACACCACCACATAACCCCTGATAAGAAGTGACATCAGTTGGATAAATCATAAAACTACCTGAAACTTCGGATGTTACATTTGAACTCATCGTCAGAGGTAACTCGGCATAAGTGCTTCCCATTTGGAGAGCGGATCTACCTTCTTCGTAACCTTCGACATAGCGCGGTTGCCCGACAATTGATGAAAATTCGAGTAAACTCTTATTCATTTTATTCATGTTTCCGTTAAGCAGATACGCTATGTGGATCGGGGTGGTCATTGAATTAACCACATCCTCGACATTCTCCGCCGTTGAACCACCCTCCGGCGTGAATGTTAGATTGGTGAGATTGTTATTATCGCAATTCAATGTCGTTAAATTCACCGTGTTCGTTAAATTCAATGTAGTCAGTAGGTTTTCACTGATATTTAATACCTGCAATGACTCACCTATTGCGTTTGGATCAAACGAGGTCAACAAGTTCTGATTCAGGTTCAAATTCACGATATTTTTACATCCCGTATAATTAAATGTGTGAATTTGATTGTTATATAGATAAACAAATTTCAACGCGTTATCCGTCGATATATTAACCGTCTCCAGGGCATTATTATACCCGTTTAAGGTTTCAAGTACGGGGTTGTTTGAAACATCCAGTGTTTCCATCAACGCATTATTCGTCGCGGTTGCCGTTTTTAAAACGGGGCAATCATGTAACTCGACAAATTTAAGTTGGGGTTTATTGCTGATGGTAAACTGGGTGAAGTTATTATAACTAGCATCGACATTGACGAGATTATTACTTGTCACAATACTTGCGGCCGAACTGTCCGTCAGTAAATTATGTGAACAGTTCAATCCCCGTACGCCGGGATGAGAACTGAGGTTAAGTGATGTTAATTGGTTATTATCAACATCAATATTCTTCAACTCAGTGTTATTCGTTAATGTTATCGATGTCAATTGATTGTTGGATAAACTCAAATTCGCAAGTTTCGTGCAATACGGGGCTGAGAACGTTGTTAACTTATTGTTATCCATCGATAGAGTTGCGAGGTTGCTGTTTGTACTTAAATCGATCATAGTTGAAATCGATGTATTATCAGTCCTTAAACTCTGCAATTTACTATCATTCAAAACATTCACGTTCGTCAAAACCGGGTTATCGCCACAATCAGCCGTTAATAAACTACCACACCCGGATATATCGACAGAAGGTAATTTCGAATTGTCGGTCACTTTCGCAGTTGTCATCGCGGGACACTTACTCGCAGTCAACGTCGTTAGAAGACTCACCCCGGTGACTGTTAACGAGGTCATCGCGGGCATATCCGCTATCAACAGGGTAACGAGTTTCGGGTAACCCGCCCCCGTGAAATTACCCGTAGAAAGGTTGTTCTTTCCTATATTCAAATCGACTAGGATGTTCGATGATGGAACCGTGAACGCGGTTAGCTTATTGTTGTACGCCGTAATCGATTTCAAACTCGTTGCGTTACCTAGATTCAAAGATGTCAGTTGATTATTATCAATATTCATATTGATAAGAGCGACATTCGACGAAACGTTGAGAGAGGTTAGCTTGTTATCGTTCAAAAGTAAATTTTTTAACGATACGAGGTTACTCAAATCAAGCGACGAGAAGTTATTTCTTCCCAAATCCAAGTAATTCACATTCGGATTCGCAGTTAGAGATAGATTGGATAATTTGTTGTTCTTCAATGAAATCGATGTCACCTTTGTTAACGATGATATATCTATCTGGGTTAACAAATTATTGTCCATGTTAAGAACATCGATGTTCGGCATATTGGTAAAGCTCGCCGATATAATTTCGTTATCGGGTACGTTCAATGTCGTTATGTCCCCGTCATTGATCACGATAACGTGTTGGGCCTGATTATCAGTATACCGATGTGTTAGAACGTCGGTTGTCGTCACACCATCCCCCCAATCAACAACCAGCTTCCCATCATACTGGGTTCCCTCGAAAGAAAACGCACGTTTTGACGTGACAAAATTCATCAACGATTTTTTGAACACGACGTTCGCCACTATATTTTTACCCATCGAAACGAGATATTGATTCGAAACTGGTTTCATCTCCCCGTCTATCTCGACCGAATCTATCTGATAACCAACACTAGGCGTGATTCTGATAGTCGCGATATCCCCGGCTCTGTATGTCCCGGCACCCACAACAACACCCCCGGCCGTTGGAACCCAGTTAACCGTGAGAACGAAGAACATAATATCAACCCCGGTTAAATACGTCGGTAAAAGAACATTGTTCTTATAACTTAAAAGGTATTGCTCCGTGAAGTTCTTAATATATGATTCCTCTCTCCCGGAATTATTATAAAAGTAAGTCGCTATCGGTAATATCGAACTCAAGTATCCCCGCTCGATCGATAATTGTAGCGGTTTTACCTTGATATCTCGTATTAGAAGGGCCTTATCGCCGCTCTGATATGTTTGTGTTATAACGGGCGTGAAATATCGCATATCCTTGTGGGATAACAAGGGTGTCCCGTTTAGGAAGTTAAGCTTCACATTCGGATTCGGATATTCATCGGCCCTTAATATAACTGCACGAAACCAATATTCAACACCGATCTGGTTTATCACTCGCGGGGTGTCCTTGTCGTAAAATGAATTCTGAGGCTGCCCGGTCTGCGCGTTGGAAAAATCCAAGGGTGAGAGATTCTCATCATAACCCTTCACACCGAAATTCAAGTGATCGGGCGCGGTTGCCTCGCCGGAAAGGGCGATCACCCTGAAATAAATCTCATAGGGTATGGAAGGCGAGATCTTCAACAATTTTTCCTTGTCAACAGGTGCTTCAATACCGTTCGTCCCCACGGATGTTGCCAACCTCAACCATTCATAGAGTCCGTGTTGAAAAACATCAACTGAACCAACGACAGGATACTTCGATATATCCTTAATCGATTCAGTGTATTCATATGCCTTCATCGCGTTAACAATCTGCTCCGTTCCGATCCACATGGGCGAGGAGAAATCACAACACCAACCCAGATCTTGTCTCACCAAGTTAAAAAACATGAATTCCTCTTCCGGGTTATAATTAATCAGTCTCAAAAATTCTCCATTCACCGTCCCTTCCGTGTCTATAATATTACGAGTTCCCCTTTTTCGAAATTCATCTATGTAATGCGAGAAGAGATAATTTCTCTGTAATTGGGTTTCTTCCCCGGAAAGCGCCAACCCCCTCCCTTCCAGAAATAGATTGAACAGAATGTTGTTTCCCGGTATATCCTCAAACTGTCGTGCCATATAAACGATCAGGGCGAAAAAATGGGTTATCGATAACCAATAATCGATGAAATCCTTGCTATTCTCCGTGTAATCTCTTTGCACGTATTTAGGAAGTATCCCCAATTCATATAATTTTTCGAGCACGTTAAAAGCCCAGCCCAGAACATTGATATCATTAACATCGAAAAATTGCTTGAAATCCGTTTTCGAATATATCGTATCATCACCTTGACGAACCTCACCTTCAAGCTGAACCCAGTTAAAGTAGAGTTCTCCGTTCTGCCCTTCGTGTTCATATGTATATTCGAATAAAAATGATTCCTTTTCTTTGATCGGAACGTTCTGTAAGTTCGCGGCTGTCAGATTTTGCCAATCACTCCAATTCGTCCCTATATCCTTTGAATAGCGGAACTTCTTCTGATAATACATATCGGCTGTTTCTCCGGATGTATTATCTATGAAACCGTATAACAAAACCAAACCCAAAACGGGTACATCGGTGCTGATATGAAGCACATCGCCATTCTCCGTTGTTTTATTCTCAATGATCATAAATACCTTCGTTTATTCCGTAAAGATAAAAAAAATAATCCTTTAAACAAAGGATTATTCATCTTGTGTATCTATCTTGTTAATAAACAGAATTAACCTGTTTTCGTTACGATAAACTTTTGGGTGACTCCCTGAAATGTAAATTCAAAAACTATATCACCTTTCGGGAAAACATTATTATTAACCGGTAAATACGCCCCACTACCATCGAGATTATTCTTGATCGTCTTCATCGATCCAGTTATATTATACGGGATTGTAATTCCACTGACGGTCACGGTCGCCTTGAGTGAGTACCCACCCAGCGACCCCTCAACGCCAACATCAGGAGACATCGACCGGTTAAAATACAAACCATTTATTGCACTCGTTATGATTTTATTCGTTTCCGACGCTGCGGTCATATTAGGCTTGATATTATCTTCCGTGGTACCCGTTCCACCCGTACAAACGAAAGGCTTCGTTGCTCCCCATGAATCGATAGAAGGTGATTTCGATGTACTCGGCAACATATTACCCTTATACACCCGGTATAAAAGATTCAGTTCCACGGGTGTGAGTGCCCGTGAAAAGTAGGCATATTCTTGAAGATACCCTTGCCACCAATCTAAGGGAGGTACCGTCGTGCGGAACGCCCGGCCCAACCAGATATTACCATCCCAGGTGTAATCCCGACCGTCATATCGAACCGGACCACCTAAAGGGTATTGATCCGGCGTTATCAGCCCGTATTTCTCACCGTTCAGATAAAATTCAATGGTGTTAGATGATACATCAAGGATCATTATTAAATGATTCCACCCGTTCACGATCCAATTATCAACATCCGTTTTGCACACTTGATTTGATGAACCGTTATAAATTTGGAATCTCATCGGCGTGGATGACGGGTCTCCGTTCGCGACGTCCAAACCGAGAGCGTATCCCAGGCCGGAAGTTCCCGGGCCGTCCAAAACACCACCCATGATCCCGTCATACGTGGTACTTGACGAACCCATACTGAACGCACAGATTGATATAGTGAACGCATTCGTACCCTTCACCACCGCCGGTAATCGAATGGCCGCACCCCCATCGATTAAATCAAGACAAGGCGCTCCGTTAAAACCAGCCGTGTAATATTCTATGTTCCCTATCGTTGCACCGGGATCGTTACCGTTCCCGGAATAATCGGTTATATCTCCTCCCAGAGGTAAATAGGTGGAAGGTTTCAGGTTAAGTATCGTGTTAATACCGGCGACCGGCCATAACTTCACACCCTCGAACCACGCTTCTTTCAAGTTCTTACCTTCAAAGGCCCCCGCCTTCAGATCTCCCAGTGTTCCCAGTGTTATTCCCATAATCCTATCCGAAAACTAAATATAAAACTCCACTTACCTGTGTTGCCGGTAACGCATCAACCGGCTGAATATCCGTGACCTTCTTGGTTGAAGTCGATTTCACAAAATTCTGAGAATTAACCCACGCCTGCGTTGCGTAACCATTTAATGCAGAACTAGTAATAAATCCACTATCATTAGTCAAATGACTAGTATTTGTTGGTATATTAACAGTTGCAGCAGCACCATTAGGATCAAATGTTTTAGCAGCAAATGTTCCAGCTTGGAATGTTAGATTGTATATAGTTTGGTGTGATGTTAAATATGTAGCTCCTTTAGTGACAGTTAATGTATGACCACTAGCAGTTATAGATGTAACAGCATTACCAGAACCACTATTAGATATAGAAATACTTGGTATAGATGGTATTTGATCTGTTGTAGCTATTGTTTTCCCAAATAAAAATCCTTTAGCTGTACTTAAGTCTAATTGAAATGTTGAAGTATTAGACAAAGTAATCCTAAAAGTATTACCAGTATTTAATAATTCCATACTAAGTAGTCTTTCAGCTGCAGTGGTAGTATCTATAGCTGCACCAGATCTTCTAGCTACTAATAAAGGAGTTTGACCCTCATCCCCTGGAACTTGAACACTTAATGCTCCAGCACCTTCATTCCAAGATTGACCAGCACCTCCAACTACATCAACTACAACATTATTTCTTCTACTACTCATAGTCAGAGCACCTGTCATAGTATCTCCTGACTTAGAAACAAAATTACCTACTACACTAGAAGCATTTACCCATTCAGGAACACCACCAGTTGATTGTAATATTTGACCTGAAGTACCTGCAGAAGTTGGACCATATAAAGTAATAGAAGATACTCCTCCTGGAGCATAACAATTATAATTTGTCCCATTAATACTAAGAGGTCTTGTATAAACTGCAGCAGTTAGAGCAGTGCTCCAATTAGTTCCTAAATCAGATAATTGATTAACAGTATGAGTATGAGATGTTTTAGCAAATGTATCATTAGACCAAGATTGTGTAGCTATTTTATTGCCATTATGAGTAAGAGTGGTACATCTGAGATCTAACTGGCCCAAGGTATATTGAGAAGTATTCCCTAAATATAAAGCATTATTAGTTCCCATCCATAGTACTTCTCTTTCATTCCCATCTTTGTCTTTTACAGCATATCCTTGATTATTACTCATAACAGGCTTTCCAGTGGAAGTAATAGAAAGATACCCTCTTCCATTATAAGGATAATATAAAGTACTAGCTTCAGTTTTAGTTAAATAACTATTTAAATCAAATTCAGTAACTAGTGAAGTCCAAGGATTCCATTCTGTGGAAGCATAAGATTTAGTAGTTCTAAATCTTAATGTGCCTATAACACCTGCAACATTTGTTTGGTCACACCAAATTTGAGTGCACCAATGACCTTGTCTAGAATTAAATTGAAGTACAGAACCATAAGATGTAGGTTTATTGTTTGCTTCATTTATAACAGATAAAACTTTTATAGAACCCTTAGCATCTTTATAGGCCCATCCAGTATCAGTCCATTCATTATCTTCAAATGTAAGCCAACCACTTGTTCTAATATTTCCTCTAGAATAAATTCCATTAGCAGGTACTAAACTTAAAGCATCACTAGCATAACTTGTTCCTACATATAATCCTCCAGTAGCTACTTTTTGAACCCCTCCATTTGCATCTAAGAACTGTGTAGCAGATGTACTTCCAATAATATATGGTCCATTAACACCAAAAGATATTTTATTAGTATAAAGATGGTTTATATATGCAGCATTAAAACTCTGATCTGAAGTCCCAAGGAAACCTGCTCCTCCATTAGCTAATGTAACTTGAGAATGAGGCAATAACCCATTAGTTCCTGCTTTAATATAAGTAAAATACTGTCCATCTTTATTTGTTAATGTTGCATGATTATATACATTTGTAGTATATGTTACTGGATTAGTTAGGTTATATTTATCCCAGATTTCATAATAAGTTCCATTATGTCCAATAGCCCACTTATCTCCTGCATATCCAAATACCCCTAGCTGAGAGGCTTGTGCATTTATAGCTTGTATAATACAATGATTATCAGTATCAGTAGACTGTAGTCTTAATTTGATATCTACACTTTGTTTTATTGTAAGTTGTCCAGTTAAAGTACCTCCAGCTAATGGTAAGTAATTAGTTAAATCAGTAGATGTTGCTGGAGTTGGTAAATTACTTTTATCCCAGATAATGTATTCAGTTGAACCTTTAGTATGAATAAGATCAGTGTTGCCACTCCTAATTTTAGTGGTTCCTGCTGCTCTTCCCAAATTAACTATTTCTGATGTTTGAGACCAAAGTATTGCACGTCCATCAGGTCCATCTATTGACCATTGATAGGGAACTCTTAGTGAGTTTGCATAAAATTTATATTGTGCTGTCTGGTAATTAATATCTCCTATACCTATATAAACATATCCAATACTGGTATTATCAACTGAATTGTATCCTCCAAATACAAGGCTAGAAGGGATATCATTATTAGCCCTAAATACAAGACTTCTGCTCCATGCACTTCCTGCAGGTGAACTTATATTTGACAACAAACTTCCACTACTTGTAACTTCAAAAGGGCCTACATTAAATTTACCTGCTTGGAAGGTATTATTGCCAGTAAATACATTATTACCAGATAATGTGGCTGGATCTGGAAGATTATAAGCATCATAGATTCTATAAACAATCTCACCATTCCTCTTATGAAATAAATCTTCTTTAGAATATAAATTTAAAGGAAAAGCTGCATTACCAATATTTATTTCATCATTAGATTTCATTGATAATACCTGATATGTTGAACCTTTGGTGTCTTTCCAGTTAAGAAATAAATTATTGTTAAATACAATATTTCCTTTCATTGTACCACCGGCAAGGGGGAGGTAATTGGTTAGTTTATTATTGAAATCATCACTTAACGTTTTTAGCGCGTCCGTGACAGCTTTCTGGGACATGACCTTATCCGTCGCCGCACCCGATACTTGAAGAACTGATGCTTTGTCAAACTTCAAATTAAGGGCATCCGTCGTTGCCTTCTGAGACATCGGATCGATTGTTGATTCCCCAGTTCCTTGCTGACTCACCAACCGATTGATGATATCATTATAATTATGTTTATGCGCCGGTGTGAGCGGAGTGAGCGGTGAGGGATCTCCCGGAACGATTGATCCATTTGATAGAGCTTGTAACCATGAATACTGCCCCGGCAACATAACCCCGGCCAATTGATCTGTCGCACCCTGAATCGTTGTCTCCTTTCCGGCAGAGCTGTGAATTGTCACTTCCGTCTCTGAATATGACGTAGTTAGATCAACTGTAATATCTATCTTTCCCAGAGATTCCCAGGACCGGGTGACCTCATCCCAGACGATCTTCTCAGAATCTTCGAATGTCTTTCCGCTATACGGATCCGTTACCGTTCCCCCGGCGGGTGAAGTGATGATAACGTACATATCACCCGATTCCAACGTTGATGGATTGGGAAAATCCGCGCTCACCCGGATTATCCCCTTGAAATCAAGAGGATTACCCACAGCACTTTTAACGAAATCCTTTACGGTTATCTTGTAATTGACGTTGTTCGAATTAATCAACATGTAATCACCATCATCCGCTAGTTGCCGGGGTGGTAATGTAACCAGCCACCCGTCGACATACGCTCGAACCCATTTGTGGGTAGCAATTTCCGACCATGCTGACCCATCATAAGCGCGAAACACAAACGGAACAACCGTGTTATCCAACCATATCAGGTTGGTATTGCGGGGAGCGGAACTCCCTATATATATGGCCGCGACCTGTCCTAAATTTCTAATCATTCACCGTTTGAATTAATTGTCCATCTAACTTATCTATCTTGTATTGATCGGGGTTATTCGATTCAACAATCAAATCACCGTTTCCATCAACATAAAATGTATCCTCGACACCTCCCTTAACTCTCATCACCAAATCACCGATACCGATCTTCTCGCCCTCCATTGTCCTGTCAAACTGAGATATGAAAAAGAATAAAAATTCTCCCGTCCCATCCTTGTCATAATAGGTTAATATCTCAATATAAGGTCTGTATATATTGAAGACGGTCGATGTATTCAGTTTCTTAGTCTCCGGCATAATCACTGGGATAAAATATCGGTGACAGTACCCCGTTTGAATCAAATATTGGATCACCTTTTAAATCTCTCATCACAAACCCCCTGATACGAGGAAGCTCATTTATGGGAACAAGCTCGTCGGCAGAAGGATAAAATGTTGAATCTTGGACATACTTAACACCCTCCGTATCCTTCACTATACCTAATAAATCATCCCACTCTACCTTCGATCCCGGTACCCAGTATCTAAAATCGAGATACTTTGTCATCGCGATTTGAATATTCCGACGTACATCATCAGGATCATAGTTATCTGCTATCTCAACCCTGAAATCAACACCCCGGCTTCCACCCACACTATACCATTTCACATTCGTAAGAACTATCTCAACTGTATCGCCATATTTATTTCTATCACTTAGCGGGAAATATGGTGCAGCTTGTTCCAGTAAATTTGCCAACTCAGTATCCGTAAACTCAACGCCATTCTGAGTCGAAAGTGCTAATTGTAATTTCGCATTCTCATTTACACCGAAATTAAAAAACATCAGCACTCTATCGTCTATATTTTGGAAAACTTGTGTGAAATATTCCCTTGTACCGATTGATAATATATTCAAATTATTTCTAATCCGAATCCTGAATGTTTCATCATCTTCTGAATCTCTCCCTCCCACCGCGTAATATTCGTTTGAACACGCCTTATGGCCGACAGGTTCGGGAACTACGTTCGTAATCGTATTAGGGGCTACATTCGTCTGAGATCCTGTTCCAGCGCTCCTCACTTTCACATATGTGTAACCGTTATCACCCACTGTTGCATCAAACTCGGTCATAAAACGAACACCGTTTATATTCACGAATTCCGTTTTACCGGCTTCGTAAAAAGTTCCCTGTTCGGCGATAACCTTAACATAGGTCGAAGATCCCAGCGCACCCTTTCGCGGACTAACACCGAATAGCTGGGCCGCGACATCGAGATCACTCCCAGAAGCTGTATCCGGGAATATGCGTGCCGCCACGATCGCGACGTCCTTTAAACACTTCTGCCCGACTTTCGCAACACCGAAAGCCGTGGCATTCACAACCGAGTTATCACTGATATCCGACACTTTATCAGTTTTATTCAGGAACAACTCGATGAACAAACTTTTCAGAAGGGATATTGTATGTTTAACGCCTATTATCATACGTTTATATTTGTAATAAAACTATCACTGTTAACCGTTCTTATCTTTATCTTCATGATTATGTAATCATCTTCACGAGTTAAAGATAATAAATTTACTTCTATAAACCGATCGTCTTTCGCGAACATCGTCGATAAATTTCTGAATAGCGTGGGGTACTGTATCGCTGAAACATTGGTTCCCACGAATTCATTCGATATACCATCTTCTGGAAATTCAGGAATATCTCCCTTGAGAGTATTCATTATCGTGTCTATAGTTTGATTTATCGCATCTTTGTATTCAACTATCGCTAAATCATTATCCTTGAAATAAAAACGCTTATCGATATCTTTTCCGAGAATTCTTTCGCCCACCAAACTATCAACGACGGTCTGTATCCCAAAATTAGCCGTGCTACTTAAACTGATCTTAAATATCGGCCCGCCATTTCTAGGAGAATATTTCTCCTCTATAATGAAATTATCAATCGCTATATTTTCCCAGTCATTCTGCGGATCATTACTACCCACACTTGATGCGACTTGTTCAAAATTTTCGAAATCCGCTAACGCTCTTTCAAGGTAAAATTTCCCGTCATACCTTCCCACTCTCGAACTTCTCATCCATTTACTGGTATTGTTGATCGTGAGTAATTGACCCCAAGTATCCTCGAACGTATCTAAAAGATCCCACATATCAGTGGTCTTCATCTGCCCTGAAAAATTATAAAACGCGGCATCTATCTTTTCCGCTCTAAAAAGAAGATCGTCAAGTACCTTGAAACTATTGGCCGGCAGATTTCCACCTTCATAATACGATAAAATGGATGGATATCCTTGATTGATAAAATCAACGACATCCTGAAAAAATTGAGCTATATCAATTCTCGTTATATTGTAATATTTTTCCGCACTCGTTGTTTCCATCACGGTAAAGTATCAGTTGCCCACTTTTGAATTAATGAACCCAATTGATTCGAAAGAACATTAATACCTTTTTGAATGATCCCTGTTTGCAGTGAATTCTTCAATGAACCCTCATAGGCTTTCTTTGATAGCACCAGACTCAAAGGCGCTATGGCTGTTAATGTCAAATTATAATTCCATAACGTATTTGAATTATCCACGTCAGTATTTAACGTCAACCCGTTACTAGGAACTGTGACAAGGTAACTCTCACCTAAAGCCATGTTATAAAAGTACAGCCGGAAGGGTAACCCCTGATCATCTATCCCGTTTGATTTCGCTATAATCGCACGTAGCAAATTCATAGCTCCGAAGCCACTCTTCACTCCAACATCAAAATTGGGGTAATTAACTATCAAACTTTTCGATTTCGCCTGATACAAGTCATAAACACCCCTCGACGTGGAATATGCAACCGCACTTCCTGTAGGACCTTTCGTTGAAAGTATCAATTTGAAAAACCTTCCAAAATTACCCTTTATAGTAATCTGTTGCGGTACGAATGCTGTGCTGCTTAACACCGTAATCCCAGTGTTCGATTGCTTTATATTCGTTCTTTTAGGTTCTGTTTTTTGAATTGATGTGGGTAAAACCGGGAATGAAAAGTAATCTATCGTCCTTCCCGATCCATCCGTTAATTCGAGTGCCACCATGTAATATTCAAAGTCATGAGGTGATAAGCTGCTCAAAGCCGCCTGTCCTATTGACCTAACAAGGTTCGTATACTGTCTATTAACTGAATCTATTGACATGATTTCACTCTATTTTACAGTTAAAATTACACAAAATATTTCAATCCGTAAAGGATATCTCAGAATTTAATTTGCTTAAATCAGGTGCCTGCACGCCTGCGACCGCGTTAACACCAGCCGTGAATGCAGTCC